AAATAGAAGGACCTACGGGTCCTTTTTTTATGAAATGCGAAGTAACCCTTTTTAAGGCAGGCACTGTCTTCAAAGAAGAAGTGATTGCCACAGACTATCAAGATGCAAGGAAGGTTGCCCTTGCAAGAAATCCTGGTGCAACTGTAGTTGGAGTGACGGCAAAATTATGAATTACGAAAAAGTAAAACTGATCGCACACAACCTCAAACTATTAGCAGAGAGTCTTGAGGATGCCATCAAAGAAGATCCTACTAAATATCTTCAGAGGTCGGAGGACAAACGATTTGGATATCGTTTCGATGACGACGATGATGGATATGCAGACTAATGAAACCTCAGAGTGCTAAAGGTAAAGGTAGAAGATTTCAACAATGGGTGAGAGATATGCTCATTGAGCATCGAGATATTCACCCAGAAGATATAGAGTCACGAAGCATGGGTGCTGGTGGGGAAGATCTAATCATGGCAAGAGATGCCAGGAAGAAGTTTCCCTTCAGTATCGAATGTAAAAACGTGGAGAGATTGAATGTATACGAAGCATACGAGCAAGCATGTGCCAATGCTGGAGATCATACACCGATACTCTTCATGAAAAAGAATAGAAAGAAACCACTTGTCGTAGTGGATGCAGAATGGTTCATCAAGCACTTTGGGGGTTGACTCCAGACCCTTCCTTGCTATATAATTCTACAGTCATCGCAAGGGGAGGCAATGGACACTCAATTTCTAGAAGAGGTCGTTGAGTATTTAATCGATCAAATTCATATTGAATTGGATCAGGGTAACTCTGCTGAAGCAGAAGTTATCGCAAGAAAAATTCGTGAGTTACAAGAGGTGTAATGACAGTCCATGCGATGTTTTCCGTGCCAATCATTCATTATGAGATTGCTAATTGGCCAGAGAATAAAAAGAGAATTCTAGATGCTCTTCCCAAGAGGAGTCAAGCACATCTAGATTCTAATGGAGAAGTATTCACTGACTTCTTTGATAATTATGATGGAGATACTCTCCCCGATTATTCAGACACAATCATTGATATCATCAAACCATATCTTGCTGACTTTACTGATCAGCGTAAGGTAGAGTTTACGGATCTTTGGTTTCAATCTGCATACAAGGGGCAGAAACATGGTCTACACAATCATGGACACAGTGGATGGTCTTCTGTAATCTACGTTGAGTTTGATCCGAGAGTCCATACTGCCACTCATTTCTATTCTCCATTTGGTAATCCCTGGAGTGGCACACTAGAAGTATTTACACCACCAGTAAAGGAGGGGGACATGATCATCTTCCCAGCGACAATTGCACACGAGGCATTGGAAAATGAATCTGATAAACGAAGGACCATTGTTTCATACAATCTCAGAGGGAAGGTTGATATTGTCAAAAAAGAATTGTTTCAGGGAGATCCTGTAAGACGAGAAGTTATCTCTGCCTACGCCCAGTAGGTCTTTCTGGTTCAGTAGCTCAGTTGGATAGAGCAACTGCCTTCTAAGCAGTCGGTCGCTGGTTCGAGTCCAGCCTGAATCGTATGGGAGATTAGCTCAGCGGTAGAGCACCTCGTTTACACCGAGATTGTCGGGGGTTCGATCCCCTCATCTCCCACTCCCCCTAGGGGGTAACAATCAAATAAAGGAGAGCAGTCATGACTGTTAGAGATCGCTTTGGAGAAAGTCTCCAACTTCTGAAGGATGCTGTGAATGGCAATATTGCCCTTGACATTGAGTATCCATCCCTTTTCTCTTCACTCTGCCGTTTCTATAGCGATAAGAGTGATCGTCACGTCCATTTCTGGGGCATTGATGTTGAGGAGGACTATTCGATTCTAATAGATAATATGATTGCAGATGGCGTCCTGGAAGCGACGTAAATCTTACCCTGGTGGAGTCAAATGACCCTGCCTTGGAATGGCACAAAACTTACCCTGGTCGGGATGAATTATGACAGACAGTATAACAGTCTACAAAGGCAGATTTTGTGAAAAGATCTCAGATTTTATTTGGGGTGATTACATTGATGAATCTGTAGTTGAAGGTCTGTGGCACTTCTGGCGTAATCAGTCCATACTTAATCCTCATGAGGGTCAAGTATATAAACATGGTGATGTGGTAGTGGACCGAGACTACAAGGAGTCATTAGACTTACACATTCCATTTCAGTTAGCACTTCCTGAAGTCCAGAATTATATGCTGGCACTTCAGGGAGTCCTCAACAAGTATGTCGAGAGGTTTCCTTTCTGTGAGACCTCTCGATTTCAAGTAACAGAGCCACTAAGTATGCAACTCTATCCTCCTGGCGGTGGATTTAAGCAGTGGCATACTGAAAGATCTAATGCTTTGCCTGGAAATGTATACAGGCATTTAGTCTTTATGACATATCTAAATGACTGTCCCAATGGTGGGACGGAATGGTTTCATCAAGATAAGTATGTTGATGCCAAAAGGGGATTCACTGTAATCTGGCCAGCAGATTGGACACACTTTCATAGAGGAAGGGTTAGTCAAGAATCTGAAAAGATGATTATAACTGGGTGGTTTTCCTACATTTAGATGCTTAAATAGTAAAAACACACGGAGGTTTCATGGATTTACAAGACGACAAGTGGAATAGGGGTCTTGATCTCTTCATTGAGTCTGTCCACAAACCTGACTCTGAGTTGAGGCAGTGCGCCCACAACCAAGAGTGCTACCACGAGTTGATGTATATCCGTAGTTTCGTGCTAGAATATCTGAAGACGCTTCGACGCCAATGAAGAAACCCACCATCCTCCTTGAGCGATTCCCTTATCGCTATGTCCAAGTCGGCACCCTGGAGATCAATGGTAAACCAGACTACCGAATCCAAAAGGTAGACTCTTACACTGGTCGCTATCGCGATATGTATCTGTGTGACAATGCCATGCAGATGAATACTGCGATCGAAGATTTTGAATACACCAAATGGTTGGACCCCGATATGGTCCCCTGCTATGTAAAAGGAGATGACGATGACTCTGAAGACTGATCTTCAAGCAGCAGCAGACGCTGCTCGCACCGCCTTCAAGACTGCTCTGGATACCGAAGGGTATGATGAGAGCACCCTGTCTGAATTGTGGCGCATGTACCTGGGACTGAAGCGTATCAATAACGATACTCCTGCAGATCCTGTGGTCAATTCTAATTACAATTTCAACCTGTCCAGCGACTACCTTAATATCCCTACGGATAATTATGGTGTTGGTTATGCTGCTGACACGATCTCATTCACAGGATTGTCAGAAGGTGCTGACGTAATCTCATTCGGAGACTACACACCCTCTTGACAATTCTTAATATTTCCTATATAGTTATGACAGTTGCAAATCTTAACAATGACCGTAACTAAAAACGAATGGGGTCAAATCAACATGTGGGCAAAAGAGCCTTCGATGTATATGACCAAAGAAGATCTTGAGCGTTACGGCATTGAGCCCTACGCTGAGAAGGCAGAGAAACTGAATGGTCGCACTGCGATGCTTGGTTTCGTTGCCGCTTTGATTTCTTACGCACTTACTGGTAAACTCTTCTTCGGAGTGCTGTGATGACTGAGATCTTTTTCACCCTCACTGCAATTACATTCTTTGTATTGCTTGCATTCTCTGTTGAAAAACTTGCTGAAACTTATTAAACCTAATCATGAGAGTCCCTGATACTATCTTTACGCTGCGAGATGCAGACAAAGGCACCTTTATCAAGACTGGTAGTTATGGATACTTCGACAACAAGCGTGTCGTAGTATTCTCTCTCCCAGGAGCATTCACTCCTACCTGTAGTAACTATCAACTCCCTGCATACGATGATCTCTATCAAGAGTTTATTGATCTGGGTATTGATGAAGTCTACTGCATCTCAGTTAACGATGGTTTTGTTATGAATGCTTGGGGTAAATCCCTGGGTATTGAAAATGTTAAACTGATTCCTGATGGTAGTGGTGACTTCACCCGTGCCATGGGGATGCAAGTTGAGAAGCACAACCTCGGTTTCGGTTATCGGTCTTGGCGATATGCTATGGTCGTTAACAATGGTGAGATCGAGCAAATGTTTGAAGAAGAAGGGAAAGTCGGAAATTGTCCGATTGACCCCTATGAAAGAAGCAAACCAGAAACTGTCCTAGAATACCTTAGATCTTACGGAGCTACTAACAATGAATGAAAAAGCAGAGCGCATTAACGGCTGGGCAGCAATGATTGGTATCATTGCAGCAATGGGATCCTATGCCACCACAGGTCAAATCATTCCTGGTATTTGGTGATGGCATTAGCAGCACTGTCGATAATCCTATTGGGCACCTTCTTCGGTGCTGCAATGCTTACCCAATCTGGGGATGAATAAATAGAATTGAATATCGTCGGCGCAGACAGAGGGGTAACTGGCACAATCCAGTTGACACCCCTCTATTTTTTTGTTAGTATATATACTCTGAGCCACTGATTGACTCATTTCTCATGATAGTGGATGTCGAGTTTCTTTAGTTTAATGAAAAAATTTCTACCACTCCTTTTCGCTCTCTCAGCGACTGCCGCCTGTGCTTATCCAAGCATCAGTGAGATTCAAGATCCTCCCTCTGTAGAAGTTGCAGTTGTAGGTAAAGTGAATCCTGAGAAAGTTGAGAAGGTCGAAGTAGTCCAGAAGACCTGGAAGTGCCCAGGGTGCAATACAAATGAGCAGTATGTCCTTGAGCAACTCCAAAAGAAAACAAAGATCACCGATCGCAATGCCCTTGCAACAATCATGGGCAACATTAAATCGGAGAGTAACTTCACTCCCAATATTTGTGAGGGAGGTGCTAGAGTTCCTTACGATCGTTGCCTTCGCGGTGGTTACGGACTCATTCAGTGGACCTCTACGAACCGTTATCTGGGGTTAGGACGCTTCGCTAAGAAGTATGGTTATGATCCTTCTTCCCTTGAAGGTCAGACAGCATACATGATCAACGAATATACTTTCCAGAAATACCTTCCTGAGTTTGAAGGTAATGGACAAAAAGTTGATCAGTATATGGTTGCTGCTTACTACTGGTTGGGATGGGGCATCAAAGGATACCGTCAGCAGTATGCATACCAATACATAAATAAACTCGTGTATGCCTAAGACGGGTGACTTACCGCATTGAGTTAAATCACAGGGGATCTTGGGTCCCCCTTAAAAAATATTCTGGATTATCAAAAACGAAGGCTGACTTCCTACTTACATTATGTGGTATGATGCCAAACCAAAAAGAATTGAGAGTTGTTGAAGATGAGTCAGTTAACAAAGATACTTCACTTTGCGAGTGAGGAATTCACACCATTTGCTCCTTACTGGGATTACTTTATTGCTGAAGGCAAATGCATGATTGATCTCAATCCTATTGAGAAAGAGATACTTGGTAAGGAAAAGGAAATCATTGAGAAGTATGAGTTTGAAGATGACTGGGGCACTAAACTAGGTAAGAATAGTCTCACTGCAAGATCTAAAAACTACAATCTTCTAGAGTTTGATTCTGCAGAGACTCTCAGATTTTCTATCAAAGATTTTCACGATAAGTTTTTAGAGGAAATCAACATTCCTAAACCGCCAGGTAACATCTATGTCCAGTGCTGGGCAAATGTTATGAGGAAGAAGCAAAGAATGGCAGCACATAGGCATAACCATACTGCATATAGTTACCTCAGTGGTCACTTATGTGTGAAGGTTAAAGACACCAGCACTTACTATCATAAATTGTTTGGGTCAGATCTTTACGATTCACCAAACAGTAGAGGTAAGATGACAATGTTTCCTTCTTGGGTTATGCATCATACAGATGCTGTGGTTGATGATGAAGAAAGGATCACAATTGCATTTGACATTATGACCGAAGAAGGTTATATTAAAAATGTCTCTGATAGTATGAAACATCACTGGGTTGCATTATGAATGCTGATTGGCGCTACACCGATGAGAATCTTGAGAAGCGAGCACTATGCTTGATATGCTGTGTGCGAGCAAAGGAAGAAATTAACTCAAGCATTTACGAATTCTGCCATTACTTCACCAGTAATGGTTTGTTTAATGATGTGCTCCCTACGGAAGAGAATCCTATGACTGAAGAGTTAAAGGAATTCAATGGTGATCCTATTGCTATGGCAACTGCAAAAGTTAAATCTGAGTTGGCATCATGGAGAGCAATCTACGCTACACTTAACGAGAAACAAGAATGAAAGTTGTTATTTGTGGTGGTGGCACATCTGGTTGGATGACTGCTGCCGCCTTCTGTAAAACTTTTCCCGAATGGGATATTACTATCATCACTGGTGGTGAATCAATTGGGGTTGGTGAATCAACTACACCTCATATCAATCAGTATCTCAGATACATGGGAATTACTGATGAAGTATTCCTTCCTGCGGCAAGAGCAACCTTCAAATCTTCATCTAGATTTGAAGGTTTTGTTTCGGAAGGTCAAGTATTCCACTATCCCAATGGACAGTCGATAAATACTGACGTAAAGTATCACGACTGGATGCTTGCGAAAGCATTTTATCCAGAAGATCTTCCCCCTTTCGCAGATGTCTTTATGCCATTTGTGACGGTCGCAGAGGAGGGTAAGATGCCACTTAACGATCCTTTGCTATTTCCATATGACCTCGCCAAAGACAGATCATTCCACATCAACGCTAAAGCATTTTCGGAGTATCTTCAGACTACTTTCTGTCAAGGTATTACGGTGGTTGATAGTAAGGTTAAGTCAGCTCGTTATGACGGAAGAAATATCACAAGTGTCCTGGTGGATAGAGGACCGTTCGATATCAAACCAAAAGAAGTATACGGTGATCTCTATATCGACTGTACAGGCCAAGCGAGTGCCGTCTCGGGGGCTCTCAGCAGATGGGTAGAATTTGATACGATCCCCACTGACTCTGCTCTGGTAGTAAAGACAGAGTATACGAATAGAAAGAAACAGATGGTGCCTTATACCAATGCTAAGGCAATGTCTTCGGGTTGGCAGTGGACTATTCCTACCTACGATTTTATTAGTCGTGGATATGTTTTTTCATCGAAGCATCAGACTGAGGAGGATGCTAGAGAAGAGTTTGGATATGATGATGCGAAACTCATCACCTTTAGAAATGGCAGACACGAAGAAGCATGGGTAGGTAACTGTGTTGCTATTGGTTTGTCGTATGGTTTCATCGAGCCTCTAGAATCCACGTCATTGTTTAACACACACCATGGCATTCTTGCTCTGATGGATATTCTCAGAGAAGAAAAACTGCCAGGTCAATTTGCTAGAGATCGTTTCAATCATGATCTCTCTGAGCACATGGATGGTTGGCGTGAGTTTGTGGAAGCACATTACTACTATTCACACCGACGTGATACGCCTTTCTGGAGAGCAGTTACTGATGAGGTGCAGTATAAGCAAGAGGGCACTCATGAATCTGTCCGTCATATGATGGTCTCTGGTGATCCTATTCCGACAGGACATATGCCTATCGCATTTATTCTTGCTGGATCTGGTTATACAAACATCAACAAACGTCATTATGAATACTTTGGGTATCCATGTCTAGTCTCAGAGAAGACTGTGGCACAGTGGAAACACAAGTATGAGCAACGCAAACGCCTTGCCGAGACCCTGCCAACCATGTACGAATTTCTTTCTGGCACATTCGACTACGAGATCCCCGCCGAGGGGGTTGACACCGAGTAGGGTTTGCCGTATTATAAATAGGTCAACAGGTTACGAAACGTAAAGTTTTTTGATCTATTGTAACACCCCAAACCGAGACCTATAGGGTGTATAAATCACGTCTCTCATATCCCTGCTGAGGGTGCAGGGAGCATAGTATCTCCACCATTTCCCTGATGGACCTACTAACTGTTACATAACAATGACTGCAACACTTTCACAACAACGTTCTACTAATGCCTGGGAGCAATTCTGCAACTGGGTTACCTCAACCGATAACCGTCTTTATGTCGGTTGGTTTGGCGTCCTGATGATCCCCTGCCTGCTGGCAGCGACCACATGTTTCATCATCGCCTTCATCGGTGCTCCCCCTGTGGACATCGACGGCATTCGCGAACCCGTTGCTGGGTCGCTGATGTGGGGCAACAACATCATCTCTGGTGCTGTTATTCCTTCTTCTAACGCTATCGGTCTGCACTTCTATCCCATCTGGGAAGCAGCAAGTCTGGACGAATGGCTCTACAACGGTGGTCCTTTCCAACTCGTTGTCTTCCACTTCCTGATCGGTATCTATGCCTACATGGGTCGTGAGTGGGAATTGTCTTACCGTCTCGGTATGCGTCCCTGGATCTGCGTTGCTTACTCGGCACCTGTTGCTGCTGCATCTGCTGTATTCCTGGTCTATCCTTTCGGTCAAGGTTCTTTCTCTGACGCAATGCCCCTGGGTATCAGTGGCACCTTTAACTACATGCTTGTCTTCCAAGCAGAGCACAACATCCTGATGCACCCCTTCCACATGCTTGGAGTTGCTGGTGTCTTCGGTGGTTCACTCTTCTCGGCAATGCACGGTAGTCTGGTCACCTCTTCGCTGGTCCGTGAGACCACCGAAAACGAGTCCCAAAACTATGGTTACAAGTTTGGTCAAGAGGAAGAGACCTACAACATCGTGGCTGCCCACGGTTACTTCGGTCGCCTGATCTTCCAATACGCTTCCTTCAACAACTCTCGCTCGCTGCACTTCTTCCTCGCAGCATGGCCTGTGGTTGGCATCTGGTTTACTGCTCTTGGTGTTAGCACCATGGCATTCAACCTGAATGGTTTCAACTTCAACCAGTCGATTGTTGATAGTCAAGGTAAAGTGATCAACACTTGGGCAGATGTGCTCAACCGTGCGGGTCTGGGTATGGAAGTCATGCACGAGCGTAATGCTCACAACTTCCCTCTTGACCTTGCTGCTGCTGAGTCCACTCCTGTGGCACTCACCGCACCTGCGATCGGTTGATACTCGGATTCTTAATAAACGTCGTTTATTAGAAAAACAACTAGGGGACTTCGGTCCCCTTTCTTTTTAATCTAAATGTTAAGTTTTCCAAAGACAATGATAAACAAAGACGCAACATACAAGGAGCGTGAGATTATCATGGACACTTGGCCTCAGTTATACTGGTTAAAACAATCAAAGGAAAAAACAAATGACAACAAGTACACTACAATTACCACAAAGGGGGTGGTTTGATGTTCTCGATGACTGGCTTAAGCGTGATCGGTTTGTGTTTGTCGGTTGGTCTGGCTTACTACTATTCCCGACTGCTTATCTTGCTCTTGGCGGGTGGCTTACAGGAACCACCTTTGTTACCAGTTGGTACACCCACGGCATTGCGAGTTCATATCTTGAGGGGTGTAACTTTCTTACTGCTGCTGTTTCTACTCCTGCTGATGCTCTCGGACATAGCCTTCTACTCCTTTGGGGTCCTGAAGCTCAAGGCGATTTCATCCGCTGGTGCCAACTTGGGGGACTCTGGACTTTTGTGGCGCTCCACGGATCTTTCGCTCTGATTGGATTCATGCTTCGGCAGTTTGAAATCGCTCGTCTCGTAGGGATTAGACCATACAATGCTATTGCTTTCTCAGGTCCTATTGCTGTATTCGTTAGTGTTTTTCTTATGTATCCTCTGGGACAATCGTCCTGGTTCTTCGCACCGTCTTTCGGGGTGGCGGCGATCTTCCGATTCCTCCTCTTCCTCCAAGGATTCCACAACTGGACGTTGAATCCTTTTCACATGATGGGTGTAGCAGGTATCCTGGGTGGAGCATTGCTTTGTGCCATTCATGGTGCTACAGTAGAGAATACTTTGTTTGAAGACAGTGACCAATCAAATACTTTCAAGGCATTTGAACCAACTCAGGAGGAAGAAACATATTCTATGGTCACGGCTAATCGTTTTTGGTCGCAGATATTCGGTATTGCATTTAGCAATAAGAGGTGGTTGCATTTCTTTATGCTTTTTGTTCCTGTTATGGGTCTTTGGACATCCTCTATCGGCATCATTGGTCTTGCTCTTAATCTTCGCGCTTACGATTTCGTGAGTCAGGAGATCAGGGCAGCAGAAGATCCAGAATTTGAAACCTTCTACACTAAGAATATTCTTTTGAATGAAGGTCTCCGTGCATGGATGGCACCAGTTGACCAACCACATGAAAACTTTGTCTTCCCAGAGGAAGTGCTTCCCAGGGGCAACGCTTTGTGATATACTAGAGGATCCTTCGGGATCCTTTTTTAATGGCAAAACAGAAAAGCGCCTGGAGAATCTGGGCAAAAGCACTAGGAGAGAAATCAGGTAAAGATGACAAAGAATCAGATATCATTGCTATTATACGGACTCTTATATTTCTCACTTACCTTGTCACTAATATTGCCATTGTTGCAAACGCAATAAGACATTGGAATGATCAACCACAACTAAATAACTTGGAAGATATCGCTACAGTATGGCAGCCGAAGACATCAGAAATATAGTTGACAGGTGTTACGTTGGTGGTGCTGGTTTCATTCTCGCCAACAACCCCAACCCCCTGGATGGATCTAACCCAGCGTCGCTGAGTCTGGGTGGCACTTCGGCTGGTCCTATTTCATCGCCAGATCCAGCAGAAACTATTCAACAACTTGTGGGTCGTTGCTATGCAGGGACTCCTCCACTAACACCTAACCCACTTGACCAAGAGAATCCTAGGATTCCTGCTGAGGTAGCACCTCCTCAAGTAGAGCCAACTCCAGCACAAGTTATTCAGGAGTTGGTTGGACGATGCTACCCAGGTCTACCTACACTACAAACTCCATATAACATTCCTGAGGTGCAGGATAATGTTATTGAAGTTAGAATTGAAATTTTAGATTGGTTATGTAAGAATGGTTTCTTGGGAGATCAATGCTATGGTCCTGATCTTGTCATTAAATTACCCAATCCCAACGACGCCAAACCTTACATCAAACTAGGCAACAATGATGATTGTGCTGAGGTGATGCAACTCAGAGTCAAAGGGCAGTGTGAGAAACTGAGTGGCAACAGATGGAGAAATAAAAAGACAGGAGAGATTCTGATCTGTGACGATGATATTCGTGAGCAGGATCTTGACTGGGAGAGATGCGTCCGCAATACCCTAGATTGTTTCTTCAAACCCTACGCTGGTGGTAAGTGGAAACCACCTGCTGCATCTTGTGATACACACTATCCAAATGGATGGAGTGCAAATCTTGATAGAGTTTGCGTGAAGAATTGCTTCCCCACCAGACTGCCTGTGTATGAGACTTACAGTGGCGGTAAGCATACCTATAGTCTTACTGGCAGTGGAGATCCTGCATTCCACATCCTCAAGGATCCTATTTCCCCTGATCCAGACAACCCCGTAACGGTCCCTCTCTTCTATTACCTCAACTCTGCTGGCGATGGATTCCTAACGACCAACCCAGGGCAGCCAGACGGTCCTGGAAGCGGCGAGAGGGCGACCATGAATGCTGCTGGTATGCAATTCCAAGCAGTGCTTGGATACGCCTTTACAAAGGGGTCTGACATGATCTCCTACATGGGAGATGATGAGCAGGGCGAGGCGCTCTATCGCTTCTACAATGGATCTGATCACATGTATACGATCGATCCTGAATTCCTTTGGGACTTTCCTCAGACTCTCAAGAGAAGGAATGCATATAGGATTCCCAAGGGTGAGATCAATGCAGACATACTTGTAACTACAGACACTGAGAAGGGTAGTGCTGGTTATGATAATGCTTTGGGATACTATCTTGCTGATAAGAATGGTCCTCAGGTTGGATATGTCATTGTTAAATCTGCAAAGTCAGGGACAAACATTAACCGAGTAACTATTCCAGCATCACAACTGAGGAATTATAAGGGTGGTAGCATGGGATTCTTCCTGATCCCTGATGGTGCCCGACAGAATAGTTTGAGTAAAGGTCAGCAGATCACTTTCTCTGCTCAGAGTGATGGATTCCGTGGCAACGGTATCTCCACAGCACAAAGCAATTACTGTCTCTTCTCCGACAATAGATGGAATCCTGGTGACAAGGACCAGACTAAGTGGAAGGGAAGAAACAAACAGATGTGGGAAGACCTCATCAATGGTGATGATGATTATGATGACCTGAAATTCTGGCATAAAGTCCAATGGACTAGCAACGGATATTATCTGGAGGGTATTCAGTGCTATGTGTTTGACGAGCAAGCACCTCCTCCTGTGTATAGGACACTCAAACCACCAGGGTGTGATGATAGATCTCTAGAGAAATCTTTCAAGGATGTGACTATTGGCCGAGCAGATTGTGGAGCACTTAAACCAACAATCCTTTCCGAGGATACTGATTGGGAGTGTCGCAAATGCACGGGTGCTTATACGATCAGACAGAATGATACTCAGTCATATGTTGCTCCTAATGCTGGCACCTATAGAATTGTTTCTATGGGTGGCATTACTGGAGGATTGCAATCTAGTTGCATCCGATTCAAGTTTAGATTCAAGAAGAATGGGTCTACAATTTATGAGGGGGACTGGGTAGCACAGTATTGGCCAGCGATTGGTCAAGATATCAATGACTCGGATATCAATCTGAGTGCTGGTGATACTTTGTCATTCGAGTTTGTTGAGTTGGTAACTGGTCCTCACACAGGATCGATCTCACCTTCGCTTGCTCTCTATAACACATCTACTGGTGTCTTTGATTCTCAATTCTCTATCAACCTCACAACAGTTGCTACAGATGATGAATTCGGCACATATACAAGCAGTCCATATCTAAACCCAAATACAACTTCTGCGGGTGCCATCACCAGTATGGCAATGCAATTCAAACCATACAACAGAGCAGGATCTGAATGGCAACCTGGATCTGTTAGCACAGAGGCATGGTATGTGGATGACGATGATCTCAACCAGCATCCCTATACCTTGGTATGGGTTGGTGGAGCGAGAGTATCCATGCATGGGACACTACAAAATACTCCTGCGAATATGGGTGGGCATCGTCGCGACAAGCAGAATAGATTCATGCCCAACATTGATGGTGGATACATTGATACTGGTTACATTCCACAGTCTCTGGATCAATATGAATTGGGACAACTGCCCACAGATGTTTACAGAGCACTCACAGGATGCTATAATCAACTCCTTGAGAATTATCTGGTCACTCGATTTGATAATCTCAATCTCTCAGGTAGCGGTGCTATTAGAGAAAAGATCCCCACAGCATATGCTAAGGGATACCTCCCATGGTATGAGTTGGCACAGGGATCTGTTAGTGATTCCACCAGTTATCTGAATGCCCTTTCTAACAACTGGACAAATGGACCTGGAAGTGCTAACTTCTATGCACCCTGCACCTTCATTCATGATTATGTTTTAGATGGTGACGCACTACAAGGAGCAGGTAATCCTGCTGCTGCAGCAAAGGTTAGGATAGGTATTACTTTCTATCCTGCCCACCCAGCTGGGGAATCATTCTCTCGGACAAAATACTACTGGCAAGCAATCATCAATGTCATTGATGTTATCAATCCTGGTAGAGGATATTCTGAGGGGATGACATTCGATCTTCTATGGCCACCTCCAAGAGAGAAAGCACTGGAAGATAACACACAGTCTCCATACTATCCCGACTATCAGGGATCATTCAAGAAACCTAATAGAAAACTCATTGGATGGTATGAGAGAAACGATAACGTGAAGAGGAGCGTAAAGGAGGCTATATACCAAGAGTCTCACAATACTAACTCTCCCTATTGGTATTTCTGCTCCGACAGAAATAAAGATAGACTCAAGTTTAGAATCATTATTACAGAGGCAACATAAGTATGTCAGGTTTTGGGAAGAAGAGTGACTCTGCAGCAGAAAGATCTCTGGAGAAGTCCACTCGTGAGTTGCGTATGCTTCGCAGAGTGATTGAGCAATACAAAGATGATCCAAAGGGTCGGAAGAAAATGCTCAAGAAAATGAAGAGGTATTGGAGTAGCAACCTTGCTACTGTAAAGAATCTTGATTATCAACCTCAGGGTGCTGCATGGAAACCAGACAAGCAACTGGTAGATGACCTTGCCAAGATGCAAAATCTCGTAACAGATCCTCGCGAGGAGGAAGGAGATTCTATAGATAATCTTACGGAAGAAGATATGTCTGCAATCCGTGATATGCTATCTAAAGATTCGGGAGAAACAAATGATCAATCTGGACCAGAGGTATCACCACTACCTTCGGGGGGACAGGAAGTTTCGGATTGATGGCATTGAAGAAACCGTAAGAGGATACGGTTTCTCTTGCGATGGACTTGAGATCATAGGATACTATGTCTTGACAGAGAAGCACAAGTTGCACTATGATCTCAATGAAAACTTCAAATACATGGAGGATATCTAGCACCATACCTGGAGAGGTGGTCGAGTGGTTTAAGGCTCTAGTCTTGAAAACTAGCGAAGTGAAAGCTTCCGTGGGTTCGAATCCCACCCTCTCCGTTGTCAGATCTCCAACTGTCACACGGTTGACAAAATCTGACATTGTGCTAGTATATATACATGGTCGCGACACCACGTTGCGACTTGTAACAAACGGGACCCGTCGAAGTCCCTGCCATCTGTGGGTAACCATTCCACAAGTAAAATTTACGAGGATTAAAAACAATGATCAAAACCGCATTCGCAGCTGCTGCTGCTCTCGCATTCGCTCCCGCTGCTGCCCTTGCAGGTCCCTACGTTAACGTAGAGGCAAACTCTGGTTTCACTGGCTCCAACTACACTGGCACCAATACCGATCTCCATGTCGGTTATGAAGGTCCTATTGGTGGTGCTGCTTCTTACTACGTCCAAGCAGGTGCTACTGTCGTCTCCCCTGATGGTGGCGCTGTGGATACCGTGCCTTCGGGTAAGGCAGGCATCGGCGTTGCTGCTACCGACAACCTCGGTCTCTACGGCGAAGTTTCCTTCGTTGGTAGCGGTCAAGCAGGTGTTGACCGTGGTTACGGCACCAAGGTGGGTGTGAAGTATTCTTTCTGATATATAATACAGACGGAATCTGATGCTCTTGGGACCTTCGGGTCCCTTTTTTTCTCACTTGATTAGATATGGCAAACGCACCTAGATCAACGGCAATTTATACTCGTGCAGGTTGTCCCTTCTGCACCAAGATTAAAGAGGTTTACAAATCAAAGGGATGGGGGTATGCTGAATACACTCTTGGAACTAACTTCACTAAGGAGCAGTTTTATAAAGAGTTTGGACAAGGTGCTACCTTTCCTCAGGTCATCATTGGTGGTCGAAAGGTAGGTGGATGCACCGACACTGTTAAATACTTGCGAGATCAACAACTTCTTTGATGAAAGACACTACCCTGACTGAATTGTATTCGATTGTTGATCGTGCTATTGATGAAGCAATGGTTAACAATCGATTTCTTTTTAACATGTATTCTTACTTGAAGATGGGTAACTGGACCCGTCGTGAAGTCAATGAATTTATCGAGTCACCTGCTGCTGCAGAGTTGAGTGACACCGTGCAGGAATTAGATGACTACATTAAGGGCGGAGACAAAACAGTCCGAGAAGCATATGGTCACATTCCCAAACCAAAAGCACGGAAGATCAGAAACTATTTGTATGGTATACTTGAAGATGCCTGGAAATACCATGCTGATCGCAAGCCTGGACGTAAGAAAAAGGCAACTAAATAATAATACATAAAGGAGAGGCGTTATGGCAGACCTAAGTTTTCTTTACATCGCTTTCTTCCTTACCATCGGATCATTCCTCTTGGGTTTCATGGCGTCATGGAATCTCAAGGGGATTTTTGATGAGTGGAAGGAGAGGGCTGAGTATGCTGCAGTTGTAATGCACCCAGAGATGCAGATGGATGGTGAATATGTTGATCCTTCTGAGCTCCTTTACTTGCGGATCACCGATGAAGATGATATGATGGATGACGAAGATGATTGAGGTCTGATGATCCTTGTTGATATGAATCAGGTTTGCATCAGCAACCTGATGGTTTCCTTGACCACCACGGTCACAAATGTCAGCGAAGGACTGGTTCGCCACATGGTCTTAAACTCCCTGCGATCTTATCGCAATAAGTTTTACAAAGACTACGGTGAATTGGTCCTTTGCTATGACAGCAAGCACTACTGGCGACGCAGGGAGTTTCCCTTCTACAAGGGGACTCGCAAGAAAGACCGAGAGAAGTCCAATCTAGACTGGAATGAAATCTTTGAAGTCTTGAATATGATTCGGGATGAGATCCGAGATCATCTACCTTACAAAGTTGTAGAGGTTGATGGTGCTGAAGCGGATGACATCATTGCCACTCTTGTAAAAGAGCAAGGTCATATAAACATTCGGTTGCAGAATAATATGCAACCTCCCCAGAAAGTCCTGATCCTTTCGGGTGATAAAGACTTCCAACAACTTCAGAAGTATAAGTTTGTAAGTCAATACAATCCTATTCAGAAGAAGTTTATCCAGTGTGAGGATCCTAAAGCATATATGCTTGAGCACATCTTGAAAGGTGATCGCTCTGATGGTATCCCCAACTTCCTCTCGGATGATGACACCTTTGTTGCTAACAAACGTCAGCGACCAATGTCCAAGATCAAACTTGCACGTTGGGTTGAGCAGGATACAATGGATTTCTGCACAACTAAAGAGTTACTTGCTAACTATCATAGGAATCAACGCCTAATTGATTTTGATTGTATCCCAACAGAGGTTACAAACAACATCATAAATACGTTTGAGAATACAGAGACCCCTGCACGGGGCAAGATGTATCCCTATTTCATGAAACATGCGTTGAATGAAATGCTAGATCACATTACTGAGTTTTGAAATGAAACTACTAATTTCCGAAGTGCTGCAGAAAGCACACAGCGCCAAGACAAAAGCAGAAAAAATCAAGGTCCTGCAGGACAATAACACGCCTGCACTCCGCACTATCTTCATCATCAATTTCGATGATAGTGTGGTCCCTCGGGTCCCTCTGGGAGAAGAGGTCCCCTACCGTCCTAACGATGCTCCTAAGGGCACAGAGCACACTATCCTGGAGCAGGAGTATAAGAAACTCTATCGCTTCTTCAAGGGTGGTGAAGATACTCTTAGTCAGATGAAGATCGAGAATATGTTTCTTCAGATGCTGGAAGGACTTCATGAGAGTGAGGCAGAAGTCCTGGTAAAAGCAATCAACAAGAGTCTGCACAAGAAGTTTCGTGTTACTCACACTGTTGTTAAAGAAGCATTCCCATCTATTGAGTGGGGTGGTCGCTCTTAATGTTAACTGACACCCAAATGGATATCATCAATTCGTATGGTGTAAGAGTTATTAAAACTGGTTGCTCCCCGATTGATGCTAAAGATAAGTCTCTCCCCAACAGCTCTTATCTACTCACTTTAGAAAAAAGTAATGGAGAGACTTGGCATGATATTGTGATGGGCATGAGATCCGACATCTTCGATGCATACTATGACATGTTTGGTCATGTAATGAAGAAGATGGAATGGACTGATGGCAATCGCAATCCTAAATTATGGTCCGCTAGTAACAAGAAAAAGAAATGACTGACGACGTTTACTTCAACGCTAAGCAAGCGTTTCAACAGAAGATCCAAGACATCTCAAATAAAACTAAGGAAGAGCAGGAAGAGGCAGAGAAGGCTGCTAACATAGCAACTGGTGCTGCTGCTTTGGGAATGCTTGTTGGATTCATTTGCCTTCCTGCCGTACTTATGTTACTCTGGAATTGGTTGATGCCTGGACTGTTTGGTCTCGCTACCATCGGTTACTTCAAAGCATTCGGTCTATTCCTCCTTGCCAAGATTCTTTTTAAGCATGACTAATCTCCCCCTTGAAATTTCCTCATCTAAAGTATGTTTGATCTCCATCACTCCTGATGCAGAGAAAACTATTGGTTACATTGCTCGTGTAAGCAATCCGAATAACCAAGATAATCCTAAGGTGGAAAGACTGCTTGCATATTGTATTGAGCATGGTCACTGGAGTGTCTTTGAGCAGGCACACATGACCTTGGAGATCAACACCACTCGTGGACTGGCGGCTCAGATACTTCGCCATAGGTCCTTCACATTTCAAGAATTTTCACAGCGATATGCTGATACGAATCTGCTTGGCAATCATATCCCTGTGCCTGATCTCCGTAGTCAAGACACGAAGAATCGTCAGAATTCTATTGATGATCTTGACCCCACTGAAAAGGCATTCCTTCAGGGTAGGATTCAACAATACTTTGTTGAAGGTATGGATCTCTACAATGAATTGCTTTCGCGTGGTGTCGCAAAGGAATGTGCTCGCTTTGTATTGCCTTTGGCAACACCGACTCGTCTTTACATGACGGGCAATCTTCGCAATTGGATCCATTATATCCAACTGCGGACTGCTAACGGCACACAGAAAGAGCATATGGAAATCGCAGAGTTGTGTAAGAAGCATTTCATCTGTCAGTTTCCTACCATCTCTAAGGCACTTGACTGGTGCCCTGGTGATTGTGATTGTCATTATGATGCCGAAGATGTACAACCTTGCCTGAGGATCGACTGATGTATGAAGATCTAGATTGTTTTGAAAGAGCACTACAACACTTTGGCACTCGTGTTGATGTGATCATTGCAATGGAGATGTCAAAGAAGATTACTCCTGAAGAGTCTTATCAACGAATCAAAGATGAGATGAAAGAAGTTAAAAAGTGTCGTAAAAAATACCAGAAGGAGGAGTGTTGACATGCCAACTTACCCAGTAATAAATAAAAAGACAGGGGAGAAACAGGAACTCTCCATGACTATGAAAGAATATGACCAGTGGAGAAGTGAAAACCCCGACTGGGACAAAGATTGGATGGCTGGAGTCGGTGGGGTAACCTACGGATCCCCCAAGCAATCTGAAGGATTCAAAGAAGTCATGACCAAAGTCCAAAAAGCACATCCTGGTGCAAACCTCAGTCGTTATACCTGATTATGCCTGTTACTAGAAAGCGCAAGTCCCCATCAACCTCTTCAATGAGTGCAAAACAGATGAGACGTAAGAAGCCTATCAATCTTGATCACCTCAAGATTATTGAGCCCCTGACAGAAAATCAGGAGCGTGTGTTTGAATCATATGGCGAAGGTAAAAACTTGGTCTTGCATGGTGCTGCTGGCACGGGCAAGACCTTTATTAGTCTTTACCTGGCACTGCAACAGGTCCTGGATCCTTCTACTCCTTTCGATAAGGTTTATATGGTCCGCTCTCTGGTGCCTACCCGAGAGATTGGTTTCCTTCCTGGAGATCACGAGGACAAGAGTAACCTTTACCAGATTCCCTATAAGAATATGGTGAAGTATATGTTTGAGATGCCAGACGACAATGCATTCGACAGTCTGTATGACAATCTGAGAGCACAGGAAACCATTTCTTTCTGGTCTACTTCATTCATTCGTGGTGTGACAATGGATCGTTGCATCATTATTGTGGATGAATTCTCCAACCTTAACTTCCACGAGCTTGACTCTATTGTCACTCGTGTTGGTGAAGATTGTAAGATCATTTTCTCTGGAGACTACACACAATCTGACCTTATTAAAAACAATGAGCGCAATGGTGTGCTAGACTTCATGAAGATCTTGCAGTCTATGCCCTCATTCGATTGTGTTGAATTTGGCATCGAAGATATTGTCAGATCTGGTTTGGTACGCGAGTATCTTATTAGTAAAATCAATCTTGGATTTGGATGATGCCTTTTAATAATGTGGGTCCTGCTGCTCCACTCAAAGAGTTAGAGAGCAGGACATTAGATCATGGACGATTTTATAAGATCGAGGACGTGTGGATGCCTTCTGTCACCACCGTTGTCGGTCATCAATCAAAGCAAGGTATCCTCAAGTGGGAGGAGCGTATCGGTTACACTGAGGCGGAGAAGATCCGTCGTGCTGCTTCTTGGAGAGGCACTAAATACCATACTATCGTGGAGCATTACCTAAATAATGAATTGGAAGAAGTTGAAAAGAGCGAGGGTCTTCCCAAGTACCTCTTTGGGTTTGCTCGTAAGGATCTTGATCTTATTTCTGATATTCACGTTCTTGAAGCCCCTCTTTACTCTCGTCGCCTTGGTGTTGCTGGGCGGGTTGATTGTATTGCTAACTATGCTGGCGAGCTTGCTATAATCGACTTCAAAACAACCAAACAACTCAAGAAGGAAGAGCATCTAGAAAAATTCTTTGTGCAGGAGGCAGCATATGCCTACATGTATTATGAATTAACTGGTGTTGAAGTAACTAAACTGGTCACTCTCTCTGTTGCTGAAAATGGAGAGACTCAAGTGGTCCAAAAGTATGATAAAATACCTTACATCAATACCCTTTGTGATTGGATCGAAGACTATCACTACTACGTCGGGGGTATTAAATGAAAGAAATTGAAGAAAAGTTTATGACACAAGGCAAATTCACTTCACTCGTTGAGCATCGAGTCAAAGAAAGTAAGGGTCTCATCAATTATATTGAGGCAGTCACTTCTATCTGCGAAGAATTTGAAATCGAAGTTGAAACTGTTAGTAAACTGATCTCCAAACCTCTCAAGGATAAGATCAAGTGGGATGCTCAACAACTTAATTATATGAAACGGACAAGCAGAGGAGTACTTCCCCTATGACTGACAATTTTTTCAAATCAGAAGCAGTTGTTGAAGAGTTAGAAGACATCCAGAAGACTTATACAGATCTTCTGCAGATGTCTTCTGGTCTAGCAGACTTTAGTCCTGCAGAAAGACTAGATCATATTGAAAAGACTCTTGAATTGATTGCAAAACAAAAGATCTTTTATGCCCGTCTTGCTCTGGCATCCCATGGTATAAGTCCAGAAGACGAAGGTAGTGAAGAAGCGTCATTTGTAAAAGACCGCATCGATACTATGTCGAAGCAGTATTCAGGTGGCATGGATCTCATGATGATCCTTCAAACTATGGAGGATAAACTACAAAAATGGAGGAAAGAGATCAGAGATGCCGAATCCTAATCAACTTTTTGAAGATATGGAGCGACTCGATGCTCTCTACCAAGAGCTGTGCTGGGATCCCGATGATGAGCTGGTCTTCACCCACGACGGTGAGAGGATCCACATCTACAACCGCACACAGGCGCTTGACGCCGCCTAAATAATGTGCCATCATTACATGGTGGCAATACAAACCACACAAAAACAACGGAGAAACACAAATGTCTTTTTCAAGTCTCAAGTCCAAGTCTGGTCAGTTTGCTAAACTGACTCAGCAGATTGAGAAAATGTCCAAACCCCAAGGCGCAGGTCCTGATGAGCGTCTCTGGAAACCTGGGGTGGACAAGAGCGGTAACGGTTATGCCGTGATTCGTTTCCTGCCCGAACCTGAAGGGGAAGATCTTCCCTGGGCACAGGTTTGGAGTCACGCTTTCCAAGGTCCTGGTGGATGGTATATTGAAAACTCTCTCACCACTCTGGGTCAGAAAGATCCTGTTGGTGAGTTGAATCGGACCCTGTGGAATAGCGGTGTTGATGCTGACAAAGAGATTGCTCGTAAGCAGAAGCGTAAACTGTCCTACTACAGCAACATCTATGTCGTGAAGGACCAACTCAACCCTGAGAATGAGGGTAAAGTATTCCTTTACAAGTATGGCAAGAAGATCCATGACAAGATCGTGTCTTCCATGCAACCTCAGTTTGAAGATGAAGAACCCATCAATCCTTTCGATCTCTGGAAAGGTGCTGACTTCCGTATCAAGATCCAGACCATTGGTGGTTACTGGAATTACGATAAGTCTGACTTCGGATCACCTTCTACCCTCGGCAATTTCGATGACGAGCGTCTGGAAGAGATCTGGAAGTCCCAGTATTCTCTCAAGGAATTCACCGACCCTGGTGCATTCAAGTCCTATGAGAAACTGGAAGAGCGTCTGAATCTGGTGCTCGGTAAGACTTCACGTCCTACTCAGTCCCGCCCTCAGTTTGAGGATGAGGAAGAAGAGTTTGATATGACACCTTCACCAGTGGTCGCACCCGACCCCACTCCCAGTGGTTTCGGTGCTAGACTTGAGGAGTCAGACGAACCTGATCTGTCCTACTTTGCTGCCCTCGCTGCTGAAGACTGATGAAGAAACTCCTTGCTCTCCCCCTGATACTGTTTACTGCTTCCCCTGCTAGTGCAATAACTTGGGGAGAGTTTTGGGAACCGCTTCGTGAAGATCATCACCACCATCACTATCATCAACGCCCCCAAAGGTATTGTGAAGTGATCGTGACCAAGAGAGTATGGGTCCCAGGATATTATTTGGGACCCTACCACTACGTTGAAGGACACTACGAGACACGCGACCAGATTCGTCGCCGTCCATGCTGACCCCAAACCAAAATCGACCTTTGATTTACAAAGACCCCGAAAAAAAATTCGGGGTATTTTTTCGCCCCCAGGGTTTTTCAATAAATACTAAGGATGTGAGCGAGAGTTTGTATGCTGTCGAATCAGTATCGTCAACGCCTGGAGTTTATCTGCGATAGGATCTCCAAGAGTGAAGAAGTCAAGATCGAAGATATGATCTGGGCACAGAAATTGGCAAAGTCCAATCATTCAGCAGATGCAATGTTAAGGAGGGCGAGACGAGAAGCAGCAAACCCTAATATGGAGGAAGGGAGTTTAGATGACTTTATGAATAAACTTGATCTGGGTGATCCCGACCCCTCCAATCACAAATCTAGATTTGATAGTGCAGACGATATTATAGACTGGTTTAGTAGAGACAAAACTGACGATTGGAGGCAACGAGACTAATGATCCCACTTACAGCAGTCATTTATTCCAATGGTAGTATTGAGTGTGAAAGAGCAGCAGCACTGCTAAAATCGTTAGGAGGCGAATATCTAGAATATCGCCTAAATGACCATTTCACCCAAAGAGCGTTTGAGCAAGAATTTGGTCCAGACGCAGAATACCCACAAATTGCACTTGGAGCGCAACATGTGGGTCATCTTAAGGAATTGCTACAATACGGAAAAGAGCATAACCTCTTTTAATACCCAGTGGAAGTCTGACCTGTAGAAGATCCAGCACTACCAAAAGAGTTTACAATCTCTTCATCGGTTTGACCTGCTACAACTGTCTGTGCTGACGTGCCAGCAGCAGTTACAGCAATTGTCGCCCCAGTTGCCAAAACATCACCTTCATCAAGACCGATTTGCTCCAGAGTGACTGTCCTGGACGTATATTCTTGCTCTGATGCAAATTCGATAGAAGAGGTTTGACCCACCAAAGTCTCGTATGTAGGTTTGACGGGAATAAAGGGCTCGCGAGTCGTATTGTAAGATCTCTTCGCTTGTGAATCTGGGTCGGTTTCGCTGGAAGGCAGATATTTGGTCAAAGATCTGAATTCGTCGATAAACTGAGAAACATACTCTTTTCTCAAGAGGTAGATATTTCTCTTATAGTCGTTTAATTGCGATTCATACTCATAATTGGTAACAGGCACCACTAATTGCAATCTGGGCACTACAGACCCATCGGGTCTTGTGTAATAAAAGTCTTCAGGGACCTGCAAACCACCTTTAAGGACAACTCTGCCCTTCAGATCTCTCTGCTCCTGAGTTTCCCAGTGGTGGATATCTTCAACATGACTAACACCATACTTTCTGACCAGATAGTTGTATAACTCATCTTCAGTCATAGGCCATTCATCATATATGTTGATGATGTTATTGCATATGAGCACCACCCAGTCGTATTCCATTTGCCCATAAAATTCCAGAGCAACCTGATCGGGTCTGCTGTTGTTGGAAATGGTATACTGAGAGAATCCCAGGATTACATCATCAAGATTCTCGCGGATCTTGATTCTCCTGAAGATATTCTTAGCAAGGACATACGGATCGTTGTTGTTTGTCCGATAACTCGATGTCCTTACATAGACATTTGGTAAGCGACTGAAGTATTTTGACATTATGCGAATGACTCTTTGGTGAGGTAAGATGTTTCTTTGAATGCAAGACGCATGTTGTAAGAAACAGGACCGTAGTCCGCAGTTGGATCTCCAAGATATGTTTGGAGAGAAGCATAATTACCATCGGGAGACAGATCAACACTCATATCTGTCAAAACAAGATTTGTGGGGAATTGCATAATTCTTGCCAGAGTCCCACTACCGTCACCTGGAGCGGAAATGGTCTCAGAGTCACCACTTCCCTTATATCTCATCACTGCAATTCTGAAGTAGTTGGGAATAGTCAACCAGTTATCACCATCTTTACCAGGAAGCATTGCTTTACGCAAGGTATCAATGATCTCAACAATCGTTTGCACATCTGATGAATCTTTAGGTGCCATCTTGAAATCAAACTGGTGATCACGGAAGTCTGTGCCCTGGAAGATTGCTTCTTCGTAGGGGTTGAAGACCCTACCAGAGGTAAGTTGTGTCAGTGCTCCAGCAGTGAGACTGCCACTACCACCAGTAGCAGAGATCACCTTGTTAATTGCTGCAGCACCCAAGGAGTATCCAAGAGCAGGTTTTGCTGCTTTAGCGAAACTTTCAACCTGTTGAGCGAAACCTTCACCGATACCACCTGCAGAGATTGCATCACGAGCGGCACCTACGGCAGCAGCACCCACTGCACCCAATTCAACACCAGCATACTTCGCTTTATACGACTCGCTGAGTTTAGCAGGCAGGTATAAATACAAAGTAGTAATCAACGCATCGCTGATGGGGTCATAGATCTCCAATTTGAGGTAATCAATTACCTCAGTAGGAAATGCTGCCTCATCACGAATTGCATTTTGACTATTAGTTGAGTTAGCACCGTAAGGTTTGGCCCTTGGATAAATAAGTGTCATGAGTTATTCTGGAAAATTCCGACCATCAAACAGACATAAGTATAAGGGTGATCCTACAAATATTATTTATAGGTCTTTGTGGGAAAGAAAGTTTATGGTGTGGTGCGACCGCAATGAAAACATTCTGGAATGGGGCAGTGAAGAAATTATTATCCCCTACATCAGCCCTGTTGATAATAGGATTCACCGTTATTTTCCAGACTTCTACGTTCGAGCAAGGACCAGGGACGGAGGGATTAAGAGGTTCGTTGTCGAGGTTAAACCAAAGTCGCAAACTGCGCCTCCAAAGCAGCGAGGACGGGTTACCAAGAAATACTTGACTGAGGTCAAGACTTATGCTGTCAATGATGCGAAGTGGAAGGCAGCAAGAGAGTATTGTGCTGATCGAAAGATGGATTTCGTAATACTCACCGAAGTAGAATTGAAGGTATGAGCATCTTCACAGACGTTAAAGACTTATCTGGAGGTAAAAAGCAGTCAAAGGAATGGTATAGGGAGCAGTTATTTTATGGACTGCAGGACTATACTGGATCATTTGATGTGGGAGATATTATTCTCTTTTCCTATGCTGCTGCAACTGAGAAGTTGCCCTTTTATGACCGATTTCCTATGGTCTTGATCACTGACAAAGATACTCAGAATATGCAGTTTTCTGGGGGAAATGCTCACTATCTAAGACCTGAAGCTAGAAAGACAATCTGTAATAATTGGTCGAGGGGCAGTGTTGCGTTTCCTGAGCGTTGTTACCATAAATACTTCATGTCTAACGTATCTGGTGTAAAAACCATTAGACGTGAAGATCTCAATAATATGACACCCCTACCGATTGAGCAATTCACAATGTCTAGAGTCGGGCGAATGATTGATGTCCCCAGCAGCTTTATTTGGAGTAAACTTTAATGGCATACAGAGACGATAACGGCTTCGGTCGTTTTATGAATCTGGTGACAGCGGGCACACTTGAGCCAGCGAGATCAAATCTGTACGGCATTGAGATCGCTCTCCCCCAGGTGCTTCTCGCTCAAGATGCTACAATCAGATCTAGACTGAGAGAGCACTATGATCAGGTTAATGCACTTGCAGATAATGTCAGCATTCCTGGTAGAAGAATTACAACGGGTCAGGTAAGAAGTGTTGGTGCAATGCGTAAGTTTGCAACTGACACCACATTCTCTGAGATGCAAGTTTCCTTCATCCTTCCGAAGAATCTTTATCATCGCACTCTGTTTGAGAGATGGATGAATTACACTGCATCTGATGCAGAGAATAGAGTTACCTTTTACAGCGAGTATACAACCAATATTTTGGTCAAGAAGTGGGAGTTGGGATCTCCTATTGTGTATGAAGGATATACCAAGGATAATAATAAGTATAGACAGAGACTTAACAGAGTGTCTGGAATATGGCAGATGTATGGTGCATTCCCATTTGATATGTCAGCGATGCAACTAAATAATGGACCTACAGATCTAATTAAGTTGGATATCTCTTTCTATTACGAAAGATATAGATTTGATACTGTGGCGGAAAAGACTCTGCCATTTACAAATAACGGTGGTGACAAGATCATCAATACATTTGATAGTATTGCAGAAACTCTTGGTTACTCCGTGGAGCAGAGAGATGTCGCTCAATTTGGCGTCTAAATAATTTCAACAGTTATGGAATATTATGCCTTTACCTAAACTTGCAATTCCTGAATACGAATTGACATTGCCTATTTCTGGCACTAAAGTTGCATACCGCCCCTTCCTGGTGAAGGAAGAGAAACTCCTCTATCTTGCTATGGAATCTCAAAGTGAGAAGGAGATGATTAAGGCGGTTAAGACCATCATTAAAAACTGCACAAACCTGAAGAATAAGGTTGAAGATCTCGCTACATTTGAGATCGAGTATATTTTCCTTAGAATTCGTGGTAAAGCAGTTGGCGAGATTAGTGAATTCAAAGTCACTTGTCCCGACGATGAAGAAACCCAAGTTGAAGTTGCTGTGCCTCTGGAAGAGGTTGCTGTTGTTGTCCCCGAGGGGCATAAGCAGAAGATCCTTCTGGATGATAAGGTCGGCGTTATGATGAAATACCCTTCCATTGACGTATTCGTTAATCAGAATATGTCGGATAATCCATCCTTGGAAGATGTCTTTGCACTTGCTGCAGGATGTATTGATAAAGTGTATGACGATGAAGAAATCTATGATTCCTTCACTAAAGCAGAGGCACTTGAATTCCTGGAAAACCTGAATTCTGATCAGTTTGCTAAGATTCAGGCATTCTTTGAAACCATGCCCAAACTGTCTTATACACTTGAGGTCAAGAATCCCAAGACTGGAGTAAAGACTGATGTTGTCCTTGAGGGTCTCGCATCTTTTTTCGAGTAGCCCTAATGCATAATAGTCTTGAAAACTATTACAAGACTAATTTTGCACTGATGCAACATCACAAATATTCTCTTACCGAAATGGAGAATATGATGCCGTGGGAAAGAGATGTATATGTGAATCTCCTATTAGCATACATTGCTGAAGAGGAAAGACGGCAGTCTCAAGAAAGAAATCGCATGTCTCTCTAATGGCAGCTATCCGTAGTTTCGTCAAAATCAAACCCTTCGCCGCCAAGACTGCTATTGGCACGAATTTCAACGAGCTCCGTAAAGGTATCAACCGCACGGGAGTCTTGGTGGAGGGTATTGGGCAGCATCTGGAGCAGTCGAGAAAATTAGTAGAGTTTGAGCGAGAGTTTCTTAGATCTAATACTCAAGCAACAGTAACCCGCATTGAGGATGAGACAAAATCCAAAGAAACCTTTGCTAAGAGGATGCAAAGGTTTTACGGTAAACTGTTTGAGAAGAAGAAGAGACAGAAAGCTGAAGATGCAGCAGAAAAGGGCGATAAGGAAGCACAGAAAGATAAAAAGAAGTTTGCAGATAAGGTCAAGAAACCTGTCAAGGGATTCCTACAGGCTCTAGGTGGTATCCTGGGCACTGTTGCCAAATACTTCATTATATTTGGTGTCCTAGACTGGTTGGAAAAGAATCCAGAGTCTGCAGTCAAGTTATTCAAACTGATCTATCATATCGGTAAATTTGCTTATAACATAGCAAGTTTTGGTATCAATGGGGTCATGAATGGACTCACCAACATGTTTGGTGATTTCAGTGCAGATGGCATCAATGAGAATATAGTAAAGAGAGGATTCAGATTCCTTCTTGGTGCATTCCAATTACTTGGTGGTGTTGCTGCCCTGAAGGCAGCACAGTATGTCATGATGCCATGGAAGTTGATGCAAGACATCAACTTTGTTAGAGGGATCTTCAGTCGCCAAGCAGCAATGGAGGCGGAAACTGAGGTCTCTCGTGAAAAGAGAATGACTGGGTATAGAGACAAGAAGACAGGAGTCATCTATACCAAGGAAGAAGTAGAGCAGATGAGAAAATCTGCCCAGCGTGCTGATGCCAAGAGAGGCAAGAAAGCAGGCAAGGGCATGAAGTCCTCTCTGTATCAAGATGAATTAAAACAAAGACTTCAGGGTCAATATGGAAGTAGACAGAAGGGTCCTCTAGGAAAATTACAACAGCGTGGAAGGATCGCTGGTAAAAAACTCAATAAGGGATTCAACAACTTTGCAAAGGCGAATCCTGGTAAAGTTGCTGCTGGAGTCTCAATCCTAGGTGGTGTTACACGCATTGCAGGAGGTCTTGCAGCAGGTGAGAGTGCTGGTAAAGCGGTTGGGGCAGGTGTAGGGCAGGCAGCAGGCGGTGTGCTCGGTGCAGCGGCAGGCACGGCGCTCCTAGGACCCTTCCTGGGTCCCTTCGCACCCATGGTTGGTAGTGCGATCGGTAGTTTCCTTGGTGAGTGGGTTGGTGGTGAGTTGGGTCCCCTCTTGGAGCCCATCTTCGGACCAATCAAGAGATACTTTGGCATGATGTTTAAGGTCGTGTCTGGTGTCTTTGGTGAAGTATTCCAACCAATCAAAGAATTATTCAGCGCACTATTTGACTTTGTTGGTCAACTTGCCAGTATCCTTATGGAGGTTGCTGGGATCCTTAAGGATTTCGCAGACTTTATATTTGGTGGTATCATGGATACCATTGGCAAGACCGTCCAGTTTGTAATTAACAATGCAAAACGTCTCATGGATCCCATGAGCGTGGCAAAAGGTTATGCTGATATGCTGACCTTTAATCTCTTTGATTTTGATGGATATAATAAAAGAGCAGCAGGTGGTCCTGTAGAATTTGCTGCGGGTGGTGTCTTTATGACACGCACCGAGAAGAAGAGACAAGACGTATTAGATATCTTGACAGACACTGGTGATAATGGTTTCATCGGTGTCCTTAAGACTATCGTTGATTTTGTGTCTGGTCTTACGGGTGGAAAGGCACAGGCAGCAACCCAACCTGGATCTACTCCTGGTGCTGGTGCAGCATCTGATGGCACTCCTAGCAGTGGTGCTGGTGCTGGTGATGTCCCCGTATCTGGAGACTTTGATACTAAGTTTGCTGCACTTCTTGGCAATTATGAAGGCATACGAGAAAATGCGTATCCAGATGCTATTCATGGATGGAGTGTCCCCACGATTGGTATCGGTGCTACTTACTACCCATCAGGATTCCGTCTTTCGGGTAAGGTAAAGAAAGGCGATAAGATCACAAAGGAAGAAGCGTATTGGATCAAAGCAAAACACATTAAAGAGCACCGTGCGCGTCTCATTAGAGAAGTTGGAGACAGTTATGGTAAGGCACCTGATAAAGTAAAGGCAGCACTTGAGTCTGTCGTGTTTAACTATGGATCTCTGGATGGTGCAGGTATTCGTGGTCTAGTTAAACAAGCACTTGATAGTGGAGATTATACTCCTGTCATCAAAGCATATAGGGAAAGACTAGCAAAGCATAATAAGGGCGTCAATTCCTGGAGAAGGAATGATGAAGCTACTGTTATGGAAAGTGGTCGTAGTCCCCGTGTTGGAATTCAGTTTGCTGCTGAGGGTGGTAAGATCATTCAGAATGTCCCATACTTAAATCAAAGAGCGAATAAGCAAGATAAGTTTGGTCGTCCTGGAGATACGCAGTGCTATTCAACCACAATGGCAATGTGGACATCGCAATTGCTTGGCAAGTCGATGACATCTGAGGACTATAATAAAGTAAGACAGAAATACGGATCTTCAACAGAAGCAAATCCTCAAAGAAAGGCACTTGCAGATTTTGGTATTGATTCATCACTTAGGACTGGTGGCAGCTGGTCAAATCTGAGATCTGAAATTGATGCAGGATATCCAATCCCTGTGGGATTTAAGTATAAGGGATCTGGACACTGGGGTATGGTGGTTGGATACAAAAATAATGGATTTGTGGTCCATGATCCATTCGGACAACTTAATCATGGCGGGACCTGGAAGAAGACTAACAGTTCTGGTAATAAGACAGATGGTCCTGGTAAGTATTACTTCATGGATAAGAATCTCTTCCAAAACCAATTGCCAGATGGTGATGTTTGGTGGTGGAAGGCACCAAGATCTATTAAACCATCCAAAAAATTTGGTGATGGAAAGGATATAGAAAGCACTACATCCGAAGGTCAGACTTCTGAAACTGGTGGTGGGGATTCTGGTGCATCTACTAAACCCGAAAAAGAGTTGACTCTGGATGAGTCTGTCGATCAACTGATGAAGACATTTGAAGGTGACTTTAGAAAAGCATTTATGAATATGATGGGATCAACGGATCTCGATGTTTCTTCTGGGTTGCGTGGATATAGGACTCTCAGGGGGGATGCGCTTGAGAGTGCTACAAAACAGAGAGCAATGATCTCTCAGAGTGAGATTACTGGCACAAAGGTCAAGCAATTTGTTGATCTGCAAAACAAAGTGAGAAAGAAGGCACAAAGAGATAAGGACAGGAAGACTGTCATTGCGCCCCCAACAGTAGTTACCAATACGATACAACAACCAGTAATAAATAACAGAGGTGGACAAGCACCAAATATTATTCATACAAAGCCATCCCCCCTGCTAACCCATAATAAGTAATGGCAGAGACTAAACCAGTATCTAGAGTCCCCAAAGCAAAACTTTATAAGATGATCTCTTATAAGGGATCTACTGGTGCGGCTAGTAAGTTTACCCCACTCACTGCTGCTCAGGCAATGGGGGAGGTGCAATCGGGCGTTAAATCTATTCTGAGTGGTCTCAACTCAATGGGTGCTACTTTGAATAGTATGGCACTTTCTGTAGAGAAACTCTCAGAGTCATTGGGTAAGTCTGTAGGTGAGCAGATCAAGAATGCAGACAAGATCTTCAAGACAGAAGAAAAGGCAAAGAAGTCTGAAGAGAAAAGAAGAAAGGACGAGTTAACCAAGAAGAAAAAAGAAGAGGCAAGAAAAAGAAGAGACAAATCAGAAGAAGAATCTGAAAAGTCACAGCCTGGTCTATTTGGAAAAATCACTGAGAAGTTTAAGGAAGAGACTAAGAAAGCATTCGGTGGAATGTTTGGTGCTCTTGCGAGGATTGCTGGTTTCTTTCTCAAGTATTTTGTTATCTTTGGTATCCTCGATTGGATGTCAAAGAATCCAGATAAGGTTGAGAAACTCGCCAAAGGACTTGTCTCTCTCGGAAAATTTATCTTCAAGATTGCCAATTTTCTGGTCGGATCGGCACTCGATGGTCTCATCCGTTTCCTTGAGAATCCTATTAGTATAAAAGGATTATTCGGTGCAATACAGTTTCTGCTGTCTGCTGCCCCACTATTTGTGGGTATGGCATTCCTCAAGAATCCTATTGCTACAGTAAAAGCACTTACCTGGGTAGTTGGCACCTTAGGTAAGGGCATAATGAATCTTTTCAAGGCAGGGAAACTTGCTGGAAAGATGAAGGCATTTGCCAAGAGCAAGTATGCTCGTGCTGCTGGTGTCCTAGGTGCTGGATCTATTGCTGCGATCGGTGTCGCTGCGTCTGGTGGGAGCACCGCAGAGGCGCTTGGAGCGGGCGTAGGAGCAGGTGCTGGCACCGCAGTGGGTGGTGCTATTGGTAGTGCTGTTGGCGGTCCTCTAGGGGGGATGATTGGCGGTGCTGTTGGCGGTCTCGCTGGTGGTGCTGTTGGTCAAGGTATTGGTAAACTAATCGAGCCCATCTTTGAGCCGATCAAGAGATTCTTCGGAATGATCGGCAATGTATTCAACGCTGTGATGGCACCTATCAAGGATGCTATCGGTGGATTCTTTGAGGCGTTGGGTGGATTTATGAATGGCATCTTAGATGCTGTTGAGCCTCACCTACCAATGCTCACCAAGATCTTAGGATTTGGTGTTAAGGCAACATTCTTCCCTCTATTCTTGGGTATTAAAGCACTGACCGCAGTGCTGAAATTCTTCACACCTAAGAAGGCACAAGGTAAAGGATCAGCGAAGGAAGGTAAGGCAGCAGGCGGCAAAGTAAGATCTCCTGTCATACTGCCCAAATTGGCAGAAGGTGGCAATGCTAGCCCACTGATGTCAAAAGAGGAGAAATTCTGGAGCGCATTGTATGATATCTTGATGGAGCCAGGTGGTATCCTGGAGTCTGTTAAGATTATTGGTGCTGCTATTGCTAAGTTTGCCTTGAATCCTGTAGGCGCTGTAGCATCTGCTGCTGGTAGTTTGATAAGTAAAGCATGGAATTGGGGGAAAGGATTACTCGGATTTGCAGAAGGTGGTGCGGTAAGATCCGTGCAACCAATGCCTATGCCAGGATTTGCTCGTGGTGGATGGATCTCAGGACCGCAATCTGGGTATCCTGTGTCCTTAGATGGTGGGCGTAGCACATCATTCATCGGTCACGGCACGGAATGGGTAGGTTATAAAGGATTTGCTCAGGGTGGTGCATTCGTTGTGCCATTCGATACTCCAGCGACTAGGAAGAATCCTGGACTTACCAAGATGAGGATGCGTCAAGCATCTGCTGGTGGATATGGTATGCCTGGATTCTCGGTTGGTGGTGCAATTAAACCAACTCTACCTAAGTTTTCTGAAGGTGGTAAGTTTGATCCTGTTTCATATGGAAGTGGTGCTCATAATACTACAGGTCTGGTGCTTAATGACAAGACGTATTATGTCAAATACACCGAAAGTGGTGGTGATGTAACTGTCAAGAATGTCAGCAAGAGGGTGAAGGCAGGTTTCATGGGTATGGGTGAAGAGTTGACTGGTGTGAAACCTGGCAGCGATGAGTTTAATGCTGTCACCCAAAGTGGTGGTTTCAAAGATTGGCTCAAGAAGAAACACGGGAAACGCAGTGGATCTTCTAAAGAAGGCACAGAAGCATTTAACTATGAGGTAAAGAGCATTAAACCAGATCCTCAAGCACTCATTGGATATTTCTATAACAAGTCATACCAACAGAATTATGCCAATTGGAAGGCACAAGGAAGAAGTGATACTGAAGCAAGACAACTTGCTGCAAGAGCTGCAGTAGAATTGGCACTTGAAGGCACAGATAAAGATGGTGAAAAAGTATCTGCATTGCCTGGTGCTAAAGATCCTGAGACTGGTGATTTACTTGAGGGTGCTGCTCCTGCTGAAATGAAGAATGTTGATGTAGTAACTGATGCTGAGCGTCAAGCATCTCAAACATCTGATAAAGACTCTGAAGATCCATTTGATGCTCTTAAAGCAAGTCTCAAAAAGTTTGGTGAGGTGATGACCGATTCTGTTAAGAATGAGCAAGACTATACAGGATTCAAAGTGAATAAAGCACAGTTGGATGAAGTTGAGCAGAATGAAAAGAAATTCAATGAGTTATTTGCGGGTTTTGATAGTGCAAATGTTTCGACTGCATTCAGTATGCCACCAATCATTCAAAACTCTGGGGCTGCTGCCTCTATGGCACCTTCAATCGTAATGCCTGGCAGGACTAAGATGGAAGCAGATCCATTCCTTATGCCTAAATTTGGTCTGGTAGCAGACTTCAATAACGACATGGTAGACTTAATGTAATGGCAAATAGAAGAGCTAGATTACACGAATTAAAGAAGATGGTGCTTACCACAGTTGGTGGTAAGAGTTATGATATCAGAGATATTGTCACCGACTTCAGTTACCACGAAGCGATCGAGGCACCTTTTATTCGTGCAGACTTTACCATCGTTGATGCAATTGACTTCAACCTGCTGTTGATGGGTGGAGAAAAGATTGAATTGGAGATTGAAACTAAGAGCTCCAAAGGAGATCCTCTAGAGATTGAATTGAAGGTCTTCAAAATTGGTAGCATTATCAAGTCTGAGCGTGGTCAGATGTATATTCTTCATTGCTCAACACCACAGATCTACAAGAATGAATTGAAGAAGGTATTCAAATCATTCGGTCCTATGAAGGGCGCTGTTAATAAACCAAACATTCCCAAACACTTATGTACAAAGTATTGGGAGGCACAGGATAGGGTCAAGTCAAAATACTTTGAAGACCACAGCACAATCAATTTCATTTCACCTAACTGGAAAGTTACTGATGCTATTTCACACATCTGTGACAAGGTAACAAGAAAGAAGGGTGGTAAGGGATCAACAAAGCAAACTGGATTCCTATTCTTTGAAACCAAGAAAGGTTTTGTATTCTATTCCATCGATGGTCTTTGCGAAGGTGCTATTGATGGTGCTGAGAAGTTTGAGTATAAGTTAGTCCAGCAGGGTGCAGATCCACCAGAAGACGGTATGTATGCTATTGAGAGTGTGCAATATCCTGATAAGGCAGATCACCTTAGGAATATGAGACTTGGCACATACAAGTCACTCACCATTGGTATTTCTATGCCTAAGGTTACTGACACTCAGACTACAGATTCTGGTAAGAATGACAAGCGTGGGACTATTGGAGCACCAAAGGAGATTAACTACAAACAAGTCTTCGGTATGGCAAGTCATATTGAAGACAAACCTCCATATGAATTGACAGAAGAAATTGAGGATGCGGCACCCACTAGAATGCACATCAGAAATCTACCTAAGTTGAAGAATCAAGAGGGAAGTGGTGATCCTAAAGCAGGCACTGAAGGAAATAATGATACTCAGATGGTAGCACTATATGCTTCTGCCAGATATAGTTTGTTGAAATCTATTCAATTGACAATTGTAATTCCTGGTAATACTGCATTGTGTGCAGGTCAGATACTCAAAGTGGTAATCCCTGCTGCTAAACAGACTCCTGGTGAAGATCCTGTTGCAGGCACCTCAGGTAAGGTGGATGAAGATAAAAGATATAGTGGCAAGTATCTGATTGCAGGTGTCTCCCACACCTGGGAGAAAGAGGGTATGACTACCCAACTAACTCTAACACGCGATTCGGTCAAGGAATAAATAATTTTAGTTTATACGGATACTAATAATGGAAAGTATCGAAAAACATATTGAGGTGGATCGAAAGCAGTTGGATGATGGAAACATTTCTCCACAGCGTCGTCGTCACATTGAGGATGAATTGGAGCAGCTAGAAGCATATCATGAAAAGCATCCAAATGATCACCACGATCCCACATCGTTGGAATTGTATTGCGACGCGAATCCTTCAGAGCCTGAGTGCAAGTTTTACGACGCTTGACAGGTCTCTAAATTATAATTATAATCAACCATGTAAGGGTTGCAATGAATAGCTTTGAAGAACTAATACAGGGTCATTATAGAAATCAAAGGCAGGCGATGTCCAATCCTGCTAAATGGCCTCAGATCGACATTCGTATCATCAGCATTGGATATGGACTCTTAGAGTCTAAATCTTGGTATAAGTATAAAGGAGAGAAGAATCCTTACAAACACTCTCAACACAGTTGGGAATATACTTCTGAAAACACGGTTGTATTCACCACCAAAGATCTTCTTAAGGAGAAAGAAGTATGTCCTTATATTTGGACTTGGGATGGTGAATGGTGGAATGGGACAACCAACGGAGATTGTATTCATGGCAACGCAAGAGTTGAATCCAAAGCAAGATTCAACGGTCAAGAGTATCGATCTTTAGATACTGGTTTTGATATCGAAACAAACCATTTCCTTTGGGGTAAGGATCCTTCAGAAGGAGAATTTCAGTTTGTAAGAATTGGATAAATAATCACACGAAAAGTCTGACACAATGAGAGAGCGCACTGATTACTTAGGAAGAGACGGTTATACTTGGTGGATTGGAGAAGTTGAGGATATCAGCGATCCTTCTCAACTGGGTAGAGTCCGTGTGCGTATCCTTGGTTGGTATACGGGTCACAAACAGAAGCAAGATTATGTAAAAGAAGTTCCTACTGAGGTGCTTCCTTGGGCAATGGTTTTGCTGCCTACTAATCAGGCAGGCACGAAAAACACTGGTGTTACATCAGAGTTGCAACCTGGCGCATGGGTATTGGGATTCTTCCTTGATGGTGATGAAGCACAGTTGCCCGTTGTGCTTGGTGCTTTCCGAGGTTTCCAAGAAGGTGAGAATGATAAACTGACTACAGTTGCAGATCCTGAGGACGCAGAGAAGAATAAACCTGCAAATAATAAACAAGCACAGACTGCAGTTAATCAAGATGCTAGAGCAGGTAATAGTTTTGTAAAGGATCAGAATACTGCACCAGTATCAGAAGCAGGTGGCACGGATGAATCTAGAGGTGGTCTGAGTATCTTGGAGACAAAGACTCCTGGTAATGCTGTTACTAACCCCAAGAAACCTCCTGTAGAAAAACAATCCATTGCAGACGGTGTTGCTGGATCTGCAGGTGAAGGTTTTGAAACAGATATCAGGAGAATGCTCACTGAGTTGGGCAATATGGCAGCAGCATTAGGATCTGGTCCTGGTGGATTTGTCTCCATGATTACTGGTAATAGGATTGCTGGTGATAAGATTCTGGAGCACCTGGGTAAGATCGTAAACTTCTTGTCTGGTGGTATTGCAGCACTGCTAGCACCCATTAAAGAGGTGATGGCAAAGGCAGTTGCTACAGTTATCAATGCTCTGGTTAAGCTAATTTCTAACTTTATTCCTCTAGGTGTTATTCTCACTATCCTGAGTTTCCTAGATCAGATATTTGACATCTTCTGTGCTCCAAAACCTGCCTGGTTAGGATTGGTGCAGGGGGCATTGTCAGATACGGCAAACTTTGCAAACTCTATTGCAACCTTAGTTGTAGATAAAGTTTTCAGTGCTATTGGTGCTGCAATCTCTGCTGCTGTTGATGGTGTTACGAGTCGTATTCTGGAAGGCATTACTGCTGCTATTCAGAAGATGTCTAGTATTACTGGTGATATCATTTCAGCAGTTAATACTGCTAGATCTCTGGGTGAAGTTGCAGGTCGCTTAGGTCAAACTGTTAGTATGATCTTTGAGTTTGACTTCACCAACTTGGATTGGGGTAGTCTGATTGCTCTCATCCTGGCAATTCTTGGTATCTTCTTCAAGAAAGATTGTGGGAGGAAGATTAAACGACCGCGATCTAAAGCGTGGTATCCATTGATAGGTACCACGGAATGTGTTGATATTGATTCTGCTGTCCAAGGTAGTGCTTATGCATCTCTAGTATCTTCTGGATCTAAGAATGCTGGCACCTTTGGATCTGGTGGACAGGGGAGTTTTGTTGACAAGATGTTTGAGGATATCAATCCTTACATGATGCAGGTCACAACTTTCCTTAATGGTGCATCTAAGATTTTTGATGCTACTCCTGGTAAGGAAAAGAGCATTGAGACTGGTCCTGGTGGTGTAACGGACTTCCAAGATTCATTCGGCAACCGCCACACAAACGTCCCTAACAATGATACTAAGATCGTTGCTAGAGATAAGTGTGAAACCATCAAGGGCAACTATGTGTTGACCGTCGAAGGTGATATGTATCTTAAAGTCATGGGTAACTACCATGAAGAGATCATTGGTGCTAAGAATGAAAACAAAGCAAATGGACCTCAATCCAAGTCTGAAGGATCTTCTAAAGCACCTGATCTGACTAAAGCAAAGTCGGCAGATTATGCATCGATGGGTGGCACTAGCAACACTTCTAAGGCATCTACGGATACTTTCAATCTTGAAAGTCCTGGAGCAACGAGGAGAGCAAAATACTTTAAGGGTAACTTCAAGGATGGTTTCTATCCAGTAGATAAGATTCCTTATCACCCTGATGCTGATGAATTTGGACGCACACCTTGGGGTCCTCAGTTGTCAACCAAACTGGAAGATGACAAGGAGCAAAAGTCTGCTCAACGTATCGAAGGTGACCATAACATCGCTTACACTGGTGACGTTACCATTCAAGGTAACAAGGTGAAGATCACTGGTATTGAATCAATCAATATCAACTCGCAGACTGTCCGCACAGAAGCAAACGCTATTGAAAACGTTGCTGATGGTGAGATTAGTAATGAGGCAAACTGGATCACATCCTTCCTGAATGCTGGAAGACTAGAAATCATTGCAGTGTTTAATCCATTCGCTGCACTGACTGGTAGTTTCCGTATTGTGAAGGGCACTATTCTGGAATTGGCAACAGACTTGCCTTTCCCTGCTGTAGCACCTCCTATGATTATTAGGACTACAGTTGCCCTCAATCAACCTGGATCGATTCATGATATCTGCCTAGGTACAACCTCAGGTATCATTAACTCCTTTGTCGCTTGCCCCTCTGGCGTGATTACCGAGTTTGTCCCCTCTGGATCGATCGTCAACCAAGTGGCAACGGGTATGGCGTCCTACTCTGTAGGCGCTGGATTCATGGCAACAGGTTGCGCTTTCGGTCCCCATCAGGTCTACGGCTTGCCATTGCTCCTGAATTGATGCTATGATACGGGGGTCCACATCATGACCCCCCATGGAAGAAACCTATCTTGAGCACATCTGGGTTGACATCCCCCGTCGCACTGTCAAGATTCTTGACAATGAGGGATACGACGAGATCGTGCAATGGAAATTTGATGAAGAAGGTGCCGAGGGTTTCCACGAGACTCTGACATCTTTCAATGAAAATGTCCCGTCCGAATTGATTACCTATGTCTAGTATTATCACCCTTACTTCTGACGAGGTGGAAAAGAATTTTGATTTTGTTTTCTCTCTAGTAGAGCGAGGACATACTATCAAGATTCTTCATGAGGGTCATGTTGTGTTAATGACTCCGATCGCGACTCCAAGTCAGGGATCCCAAATAAATATTCCAGATCCTGAAGAATTTGTGCCAGATCCTGCATTTGTCGCAGGATATGTATCAGAATCTCTAAACGAAATGACCCGAGATTTCTAATGAAAAAGATCCGCATTACTCACAATTACTGCCGTCTAGATGATGTAGGTATCGTGAATATGTGGTATATTATGGGTCTCCCTTTCACCTTTGAGGAGTTACCAGAATCCATACAAGGGTTGGAGGAAGTAGTGCTTGACGCAAAAGTAAATAAGCACTATACTATGGAAGAGTTATACAGAGTGAGTGATTACCTCATTGCTGAGGAATGTCACCCCATTCTGTTTGACTTATCTGAGTGGGTAGAAAACTATGCCGAGTGTCCAGAATAATATATTCAATGACCATTTTTACTGGAAGTTTTCAGCACCAAATGCTGAAGAGATAAACGATTTTGTTTGGTCTTTGAATAAGTATGATGGTGCTCCCTGGGAAACACTGTGCTCAGTTAAAACACTTCAAGTTACTGAAGATATTTTTCCTTTGATTCAACCTAGTATTGATCTTCTTTGCAAAGAAGTTAATGCTAAGTTAGAAATGCGTATGAATCGCCCATGGGTGAGTGAGTATGTAAAAGGAGATCATCAGGAAGTGCATGATCATAATGATTGTGATCTTGTTTGTGTTTATTTTCCAGAATATAAAGAGGGATTCTCCCAATTCTATTTTATGAATAGGGCTGTAAATCTATCACGTCCCCTTCGTGATTTGATGAAAGAAAAGAATCCTCACATCCTTGACATTCAGTCTGGAGATGTGGTATTCTTTCCTGGTCACATGCTTCATGGTGTTTCCATTCATAAGCATGACATAATTAGGAGATCCCTCTCTTGTAATTTATGGATAAACCGAATCGTTACGAATTTGGAGGGTTTGAAGTAACGCCAGTTACTATTCTCCGACTGCTTAGTGAATTGGAAGGATCATATGCCCTCCTTAAGTACATGGGATTTAAGGAGGATATGGACCTTATAGATAGTATCAAACAACGATACTATAAATTATATTTCAAACTAGATAAAGAAGATCGCCTCCGTAGCTCAGCTGGATAGAGCAACGGTTTTGTAAACCGTAGGTCGTCGGTTCAAGTCCGACCGTGGGCTTGAGGGTAATCCTCTGTTATATCCTTGAGGTATATTACGATTACTCCATCAACATCTGGTAGTCTATTGGTAAGGACGGGTGGACAACACACATGGAAACTAGGTTCGATTCCTAGACAGATGATTGCCGTGGTTCAGATATTATGATAGAATCCAGTGGGGCGTCTATCAAACCAATCTGATTTAGTCTCACAATCACACGGCACACGGGGAATTAGCTCAGTTGGTAGAGCGCCTGCTTTGCAAGCAGGATGTCAGCGGTTCGAGTCCGCTATTCTCCATTCGCTATTTGCAAATAGCGAATCCCATATGTATGTTTGAAGTTATCAGATCATATTCTCCTGAAGTGTCTCATATGACTTGGCAGGATGTCTTTGAAAAACTGCAACATGATTCTGAAACTGGTGAATTTTGTGTCACCCGTTTCAATACAGAGTCTGTAATTGCACAAAACGAAGATGTTACGCTGACGACTGGTGCAATGCCATCAATCGTTGCCGAGGGTGATTATAGACCAGAAAGTTTTCTTCCTGTCTGTGATCGTGTTTATGACCATATCGGATTTGATACCTTCCATACATATGTTTCCTTTGCACAATCATCTTCTAACTTTGGAGGGCATGAAGATGAAACGGATGTGCTAATTGTGCAAGGGATCGGAGTTGTCAGTTATCGTTTTGATGATGGGCAACTCCACACCCTCCTTCCTGGAGATGCAATATACATCCAAGCAGGTGTATGGCATAAACCAGAAGTGCTGAGTCCTAGGTGTACACTTAGTTTCTCAGCATAACCATTCCTCTGTAGCTCAGCGGTAGAGCTATCGACTGTTAATCGATTGGTCCCAGGTTCGAATCCTGGCGGGGGAGTTGATATATAATACAGGCAAACGTGAGGTGAGTCTGTATGGGTATGTATGATACCATTTACACAAGTTATGATTTGGGTCCTGGTGCTATCAGCAAGGAATTGCAGTGTAAAGATCTAGAATGCTGCATGTCTGAGTATTGGATCGATCCCGAAGGTAAACTATACGAGATTGATTACACTGGCACTCAAGATATGGTAGATAACCCCGAAGAAGATCGAGGGGAGATTTCTCTACCATGGACATGGGTTAGTAATGGAAACCACGGCAAAGTGAGACCCGTTTATCTAAGTAAGACCATTGATGTCTATCCGACACAATGGGATTGTAAGTATGCGCCATATCCAACCTTGCGAATATGTTTCAGACATGGTAAGATTGAATGGGTAGAAGACGTAACTTCACAACGCTTAGGCGAAACATATAACCCCACTAAAGTAGGAGCATCATTCTAATGGAGCATTTATTTGTCTTTGGATTTATTCTTCTACTAACGTGGGCAATGGAAACCACTTTCCCAACAGGCACTAAAGGTATCAAGAGGTATTGAAATGAAGAAGCAACTGATCGATAAGAATGGTAACACTTGGTCGTGGGATGAGACTCCTGAAACTATCAAAGCATTGAGGAAACTTCATGAGTCAAGCAAAGCAGTAAATGAAAAGAAAAACTCATGAAAAAATTTCTCCTGGGCATTTCTGCCCTATTATGCCTCAATCTGCCCGTAGAGGCAAAACCAACCAAGGGTTACTACACCATGGATGCTATGGGATGTATGATCCTCCGAGAATGCACCGAAGGCACTAAAGAAGTATTCTCTACACTTGATGTTGCTAGTGAATATGATAGTCCTGAAAAGTTTGATGTAATTACAGCAGAATTCAATTCTATGCTGTCATCACTCGATGACATTGGGGTGAAGGTATATCTTGCTGATGAAAAGTATTTCCCCCCTGGTCATCGTGGTGTATATCACACAGTCAGCAACAACTTCTTTCTCAACAAACGATTCATGCACCGTCCTAGTGTATTGATGAGTGTAATGAGGCACGAAGGATGGCACGCTGCTCAAGACTGCATGGCAGGCACTATTAAGAATAGTATGATTGCTATCATCATGCCCGAAGAATCGGTGCCCTCTATTTGGCGTGAGATCACCGAGAAGACCTATCCCAAGTCTGCTGTCCCCTGGGAAGCAGAGGCAACCTGGGCAGGGAAGACGGAAGGCATGACCATGAAGGCACTGTCAGCATGTGCAAACGGATCCATGTGGGAGGTTTACAAACCCACCCCTCTTACGCTAGAATGGTTGCGTAACAACGGATTCGTCAAGTGACCTACGAAGCAGAAGTACAGTTTAAGTTTGATGCAACATTCACCCCCACCTATGGATCATCCTCCTGGACTGATGATGATTTTATCCCTGAAGAGCATTATCTTATCACTGCACCAGCAGCAGACCTTAACTGTAAACAGTATTTCAAACTTTTTGAAAAGTTTCTCCTCTGTGTAGGAATGGATCCTGTTTCTATTCGCTCTGCTGCCATGTCATTGGTCTTCAATGATATGGTGCGAGAGGAAGATCAACGTAAGGTCTGTAAAGAGTATGAGTTGACCATGGACGAAGATCTTCATACGAAGTATGAAGAGTTTAAGAAACTAGAGGAGGCAATCGCTCATCATAGAGAGAATGTTATTGACAGCGCAAACGGAGTAGTCTGATGAAACTCTTTGATTATTGCTACTACGAAGACTTTGGGCATGAGTGGTATTTCCAACTGCTCCCAATCTCTACCAAGTTTGCTCTCATTGATATGTGTATTCAATGGGATGACTTTACTTCTCCCGAATGGTTTCCATTCCTAATCATTGGCATTGGTCCTCGTGACATTGGTTTTACATTCAGGTGGAGGAAGTTTGAAATTCGCTTTGATGTGCTGGATTTTGAACCACGCAACTTAGCAAAGTATCGTCGTTACAAATCAGGTGATTATCGATGACTGTACAAGAAAGAAAAGCATTAGAAGCACTTGATAAACTCTATGAAGAGAATGGCAATGCGATGACAAAACTTGCTAAATTTGAGATGACTGAAGAACAACAAGAACTGTATGACATTGTATCTGACTGGTGGGATGATGTATTCGTAGCAGCATCCTTCAAAGGTCGTGATGCATCACTGGTTGATCTAGTTAATGCTATAATTGATTGGAAAGATAAACCCCAACAATATCCTGTGGAGGGATTCAAATGAGTATTCCTTATTTCAAATCACAACATGACTGGGAAGCATTTACCCAAATCTTTGATAGTCAGTGGCATTGTAAGCGAGCACTGCTGAATCGTGTCAAGGATGACATGTTTCCTGGTTATGAGTGGCACACACTCACACCAAAGACCTTGGAAGTTATCAATGACATGGTGCAAACTATGTTGTATGATGTAGATCGTCAGTTCAAAGAAACACACCAGGATTACAAAACTGATGATGATGACATGTTCATTCCGTATCGCTCATTCAAAGAGAATGTAAGCGAAGCACTCAAAGAAGCACTGAATAGTCAGAAAGATTGTCCTCCTTGTGACACTCTTACCTGTGCTGATCACTTGGGTGACGATTAGTTATAAATAAAACTGTAGCAAATCGTGTTGAGATTTCGTGGCAACCAAACGTATATCGCAGTTAGAAACTATTGCAGACGATCTGGTAACGGGAGAAGCAATTCTCCCTATTGTTATCTCAGATCCTCTGATTCCTAACCGCAAGGCAAAGATCAATCAACTTTTCCGTGGTCTATCTGCGGGATCTCAGACCAATCCAGGACTAGCATTTGACTTGGACAGAGACACTGGGATCTACCAATCTGCGGTCAACGAGATTGGTATGACGTTTGGATCTGCGGCGTTTTATAATACTAGAAGAGCAAACACCGATGGATCATCGACTCTGATTATCAGAGCAATCGACAGTGCATCAGCAACTTCTAGTATTGAATTGACACCACAGGGTAGTGGTTTCCTTACAGTTAATGGTCCTATCATTCAAACTGATGCTCAATTCTTCCTGCAAGGTGATCAAAACCCTGCTAAGAGAGCACAGATCAATGTAGATACAATCTCAGCACAGTCTGGCACACGTCGTTTCGATCTTCCCAACGTTGGCACTGCTACAAGCACAACGTTGCTCGCAAACGATACTTTCCAGACGATCACCAACAAAACGATCATCATCAAGGACGCAGAGTTACAGGTCACTGGATCTACTGCTACTGATAAGATCGCAAAGTTTGAGGTTGACTCGTGGGAGTCTCCTGGTCTGCACACCTATAAGTTGCCCGACTTTGGTGCAACTCTGACTCAATCCACACTGTTGGATGATGTCACTGAGCAGAATGTGTTTAACAAGAATATGGTTAATCCCACATTCTCTAACACACCTTCAGATGATGAGAATAATCCTACTCGTTATGCTATCTTTGATTCTTCAAATCTGACACAAGATAGAGCAGTAATCTTCCCCGACCTTAACATTACTTTGGTTGGTGAAGAGTCTGCACAAACCATTTATAATAAAGTATATCGTGGTGCAGTATTTAGTGATACTGATCCTAATGACGGCGATGGTAGAAAGATTGCTTTTGATCTATCTAACATTGAGGATAACCAAACATATAATTTTGGTTTCCCAAATAATGACCCTGCTGCCCCTCTAAATACATCAGGCACAAGCATCCTCGTCTCTGAGAGAAAAACACAAACTCTCTATAATAAGACGATGGAGTTGATGAAAATCAACAACCCCGATGATGTCAATGGTATTATTACTATTGATGCTTCAAACATTACTGGATCAGTTAATATCCAATTCCCCGACGCTGATGCAACGCTGCTGTCTACTAATAACATTAGTGACGTGGCAATTAGTTTCGGTGGTGCTCTCTCCGCTCCTGTGTTGGGTGGACAACTAAGACTTCAATCATTTTTCCAAGCAGGTTGGTAAGTAAACAATGACAGCAGGAAGACTCGCAGCTAATAAACCAGCAGCAACCACAAATACGGTGCTGTATAGGTGTCCTACTACTGTAACTGGCAGCACAGTTGTTAATGTGTGCAACCAGAGTGGTAGTGCAGCAACTTATCGTATGGCGCTTCGCAACTACGATCAAGTTCTGCATTTGAATGGACCTGAGTCTGCCAATGGCGGACAGGCATCCACATATAAATTCACCAAGGGAAATCCTATCAGTGCATATAAGATAGGTCTTAACCCTGGATATTCATATTCTGATGCTCTTCCTGGCACAGAGTTTACCACTACTAATGGCGCAACTGCCAAGATCCTTGATGTATTCATTGACATCTCGGACAAATACTATTATGCAATCGTTGCTGATGTTACTGGTGTTGCCATTGCTGCGGATTCTCTAGCAGGCACACTTCTTGGTGGTGAAACTGTAACGGGATCTACATCTGGTTTCACTGCTACTTACCGTGGTGGCGATGCAACTCAAGTGCAACTTGGTATTGCTGAAGCAAATAGCACTACAACATCGGTTAAGGTCTCTCGCAACACAGGTCTTGGCGATGGTATGTATCTGACTATCGGTGCATCAGATGCTGGTGGTGAAATTGCCCAGATTGACGTTGGTGGTATTAACTTAACCGATAATACTCTGACTGTTACTCGTGGTGTCCTTGGCACAACTGCTGCTTCTATTTCCCCTGGTCAAGCAGTTAATGCTTGGTCATCTTCAGCAACTGTTTCTACTATTGATGAAGGTGCAACTTTTGTTGCAGGTGATGGCACACTCACTCTGCTTGATTCCACAGGTTTCATTTCAGGTGGTTTTGCAATCATCGATAATGAAATTGTTGAGATCACAGATGTGAATGGTAATGATCTTACACTTAATCGTGGTGTTTATGGCACTGCTGATGTTGACCATAACAATGGATCAACAGTCACTCTACTTCAGGACAACGGCACATATCTTTTGAATTATTTCACTGAAGGTGAAACAATCACTGGTGCAACTTCAAACGCATCGGCAGTATTGGCATTTGATACCACAACTACAGCAGATACTCAAACCAAATATCTGCTCTCCGAAACTCCTTCTAGCACTGATCACATCTTGCTTGGTAGTGTATTTTTTACTCCTGGTAGGACATATGTGTTTGATCTGACTGATGCAAGTAACACTAACTATCCTCTGAAATTCTCTGGTGACGATCCAGAAGGTGCTAATAGTGCTGGAGGCACTGGTACAGAATATACCCAAGGTGTAAGTAAAGTCGGCACAGCAGGCACGGCGGGTGCATATACTTCTATTGCTGTAGACGAAAACACCAATGTCAACCTCTTTGTATATGCAGATGGCACTCCTGCTGGTAGTACTACTGGAGTAGGTTTTTCAGCGTCTGTTGATAATGATCCTGTCTATAGTGATATCTTTATCTATGATGTTGGTGGTGAACCTCTGGTTGCTGCTGATACTTTTACTATCAATAATGTGACTCAAACCGTGCAGCAAGGGCAAATCACTGTGGGTCCTTATGGTTATGTGCAGGAGTGGTTCCCTGATAAAGCACACCTGAAAGTTGCTCTGGGTGAAGGATCTACCCCCTTTAGTGACGGGATTGTCTTCTACGATACCCCCACCCTCAATAATGGTGATCGCACTCAGGTTAAAGTTGTTGATGGTAAGATCCTCAGTATCAATAATGTCTCTGCTGCAGATGCAAACCGTGTGGTGGGCACTTATCCTAATTTGACTGCAAACTCTACCACGGGTAGTGGTGATCTTACAACTGCACGTTTCACTGTTGTTGTTGCTGCTGGTGGTGGTGCAACTGTTACCATTGTTGATGGTGGTGAGGACTTCCTGGTTGCTGATACCATTCAAATCAATGATGGTCAACTGGGTAATGGTGGCGCTGCTGCATTGACATTTGATGTTGCAACTATCTCCACAGGTGTTGCTGTTGATCAGACCGATCTGTATAGTGCAGAAGATTACCTCTTCTATGATAATCAAGTTGCTGCTAATGAGACAGATAAAAACTCTGCTATTGTAGTTGGTCCTGGTGAAAATCTGCTGGTATATTCCTCCACTGCAGATCTTAGTTATGTTGCCAATGGTTTTGAGTCTCCTTCAGATGACTTCCCTGTAGTCAATATGACAAAGATTTCTACTGATGACGGTGGCGGCGGTGGCGCTCCCGCTCCCTAATGACTAATAAATACTCAAGATAGAAGGATTCCAAGTAAATGGCACTTACTCGTCTTAAGAATATCATTACGTCGAGGACAGGACGTATTATCTACGTCAACCCTGATGACTTCGATGCATCGGACGCATATGACAACCGAGGTAACTCGGCGTTGCGTCCGTTTAAGACGTTGCAACGTGCATTCCTTGAGGTTGCTAGATTTTCGTATCGAGTCGGTCTGTCAAACGACGAATTTGACGCCTTCTCGATTTATTTGTATCCATCTGAATATGTAATTGATAACCGTCCTGGTCTTTCTGATTACAACCAGATCCAACCATTTAATGAAAACTCAAACTTTGATCTAACATCTCCAAGCAATGAACTTTATAAGTTTAATTCAACTCGCGGTGGTGTTATTGTCCCTCGTGGTGCTTCTGTTGTTGGTTCGGACTTACGTCGAACCAAGTTCATTCCGAAATACGTCCCTTATCCCACAGTACAGGGTAGTCTCGGCATTACTGCTGCTAATGAACCTGATCCTACTGCGATCTTTAGGGTAACTGGTGGTTGCTATTTCTGGCAGGCATCATTCTTTGATGGTGACACAACTGGTGTTTACTATCGTGACGATCTTTCGCAAATTGCTCCTAACTATTCTCACCATAAGGTGACATGTTTTGAGTATGCAAACAAGGCAGATCTTGAGTTGTATTACCAAAAGATCTCCAAAGGTTATGCTGTTATTCCTGATACCTCTGGCATCGTTGCACAAGACCAGTTGCAACCCAGGGTGGAAGAAAACAGAATTGTGGGTCCTATCTCGGACGAATTTGCAGTTTCCCAGATTATCCGCAATGGTCAAACCGCAACCGCCTTCACGGTGGACGAATTGGGCAATCCGAAGAATCATGGATTCTCCGTGGGTGTCGCTGTTAATATATCTGGTGTTACTGGTCCTACTGACCAAGATGCTCTCCTCTACAATGGATCATTCCTGGTAACGTCAGCACAGGGCAACCAATTCACTTACCAGATGTCTGCTGAACCATCAGGTAACGCACTTGGTAGTAACATTCTGGTGAAAGTTGAGATTGATACTGTTGACTCTGCGTCACCATATGTCTTCAACATGTCACTCAGATCGGTGTGGGGCATCAATGGTATGCACGCCGATGGTGCTGAGGCAACTGGTTTCAAATCGATGGTGGTTGCACAGTTTACTGGTATTTCACTACAAAAAGATGATAGAGCGTTTGTGTTGTATAACCAAACGACTGGTGCATATGAAGTCCAAGCAGCAGGATCTGGCGCACACATTAACGGTCTATGTAAGTATCGTAAGGGATGGCGTCATTGCCACATTAAAGCATCTAATGACGCATTCATTCAGGTTGTGTCGGTGTTTGCTGTGGGATTCGGTGATCACTTCTTCTCAGATAGTGGTGGTGACCTTTCAATTACCAACTCTAACTCCAACTTTGGTAACACATCTCTCCGATCCAAAGGTTTCAAGGCAAATGCCTTTACCAAGGATAAAGCAGGTCAAATCACTCACGTCATTCCACCTAAGTCGCTAGATGATGTTGATGAGATCTCTATCAACTGGGTGACGATTGATATTAACAAGACTCGTAGTGTTGCTGATCCTTCCAAACTCTTCCTGTATGGATATACAGTGGAGACAGGTAGACCACCAAGCAAAGTGCAAGGTTATACTGTTGGTGCAAGACGTGATGACGTTAATACACCTGACAGACTATATGTGCTTCTGCTTGCATCAGGTGCAACAGAACCTACCACACACTATGCAGAGATCAATCCTTCAGGTAAGCAAGTAACTGGCACTCGTGCTGGTGATGATGACTCACCTCTGAAGTGGGATAGTGTTAATAATGCATGGTATATTCAAGTAGATGCAAGTGCTAACACTATCTACACTACACTACAAGCAAACTCTCTTTATCAGAATCTCGGATTCACACCTACTACATTCATCCGTCGTGTGCCCGATGCGAGAAACCTTGTTGACAGAATCTATCGTTATCGCTATGTGCTCGATAAAGATGCATTCCCTGTGCCCCGTCCTCCCATTACAGGTTTCGTTGCACAACCTAGATCATCAGAGACAAACTCTCCTGCATACTCTAAGACATACTACATCTATAGTGTAGAGACATTCCAAGAGTTTGAGCGTGGTGTTGCAGATGGTATCTACTATCTGACATTCTTGAATGCATCTGTTGCTCCTTCTACATCAAACTTCAACGATTTCTACTTCTCTCAGAATACGGTTGATCTGTATCCTGCATTTGACAGAGATAACCCTGTGGCAGATCCTCCTGCTGCTGTGTCTATTGCCGATAATGAAATCATTGGTGAAGTATTTACAACTGATGGTGCTTCACCTACACCCAATCTAGACACAGAGAGATCTATTACTAAGGAATCATCTCAATTCTTCCTGTTGGAATCTGAGAATAACCTAGGTTATAACACTACATCAAACGTGCTGAATGGTATCTCTGTGACTGCACGTCTTGGTGATGCTGAAGAGCGTAAGATCCCCCTGAAACTGAATGCTGACAACTCTGTCCAACCTATCTTGATTGAGTTGCGTCGTTATTCTATTCTTCGTGCATCTGGTCACACGTTTGAGTATCTTGGATTTGGTCCTGGTAACTATTCAACAGCATTCCCATCTACTCAGGTGGAAGTGCTCTCACCTGAAGCAGTTAGACTATCTCAGTCACTCAAAGAAGCAGCAGGCGTTGCATACTACTCTGGTGTGAATAGTGATGGTGAGTTGTTTGTTGGTAACCAAGTTATCAACCCAGTTACAGGTCAGATCACTAACGAGGATATTGCACAGTTGAATGTGTTGGGTGAAGAAGGCACAACGATTGAGACATTCTCTGAGTTGGTGCTGACTGATAAACTGACTGTTATTGGTGGTGCATCTAACCAGTTGGAATCTGTATTCTCAGGTCCTGTAACCTTCCAGAAGAAGATTACATCACAGGATCAGATTCAGACTCTCAACTTCACACTGTCTAACGATGATGGCACGGTGCTGAGAAACATTCTGATGGCACCTGACGATGGTGCTGGCAACCCAGATGTGGATCCACTTGCTGCATTTAACACTGGTGATCTTTGCTATAATGTTGACTGGACTCCTGGCACATTCCTTGGTTGGATTTATGAATCTGGAATCTGGTATAAGTTTGGTCTGAGTGATACTGGACCTATCACTTCACAAAGATTCTCTGGTGAAACACATTATGGTATCGGAATTGCCCCTGATGCCAATAACAGAATGAGAATCTCTGGTAATACTGAGATCACTGGAAACCTGGATGTGACTGGTAGGTATGGATGTGCAGATAAATACTCACTGGCAACAGGTGTCAATAATGGCAACAATGGTGTCATGTATACTGGTAATGGTAGCACTACTTCATTCGCAATTTCGCCTGGACACAATCAAAACTCTGTCCTGGTATTCTTGAATGGTGTTTGTCAGCGTCCTGGCACTGACTATACTGTGACTGCAAACGCTGTTGACTTCTCTGTGGGCACAACTCCCCAGACTGGTGATAACGTTATGATCCGTGAATTGGTTATCTAGAAATAAATAGTTAAACTTAGAGGGATCGAATGTCTACCAAAATCATAGGCAATCAGATTGATGCAGCGACCCGTGCTATTATTGAAGCACTGTCTGTCACTGAGCAGATCAATCTGCCTGCACTAAACCAGACTGCCATCAATGCTTTAGGCACACCTGCCTATGGCACACTGGTGTATAACACCACTGAAGATATGGCACAGATCTACCTTCAGGATGCACAGGCAGGTGTGCCTGGTTGGGATGATGTTGGTGGCGGTGGTCCTTCTGTTGGTGAAGATTCGATCATTCGCACTAACGCAAACTTCATCAATCAAAATATCACTGTTGGTCCTGTTGCAAATGGTGGTGAGGAGTTTCGTAATGGATTCACTGCTGGTCCTGTAGAAATTCAAAATGGTTATACAGTTACCATTGAGAATGCAGCATCCTGGTTTATTCTTGGTGGTGAGGATAATGACGTTGGTGAAGGTCAAGTCCTTCAGGTGAGATATTCTCAAACCCCAGCATCACGATATTTGATCCAAGCGCAAAATCTTAGTGCAATTCCTAACTTGGAAGTTACCATTCAACCATCACATACATCCTCTAAGATCCTGTTGATGGCAATGGTTAATACGACTGCTCGTCATGTTTGCTCGTTTGGTTTCTTGAGAAACAATAGTATCCTTACTTCAGGACTTAGTGGAAATACTAACGTAAGCAGCGGTAGTGTATCCACATTCTATAGTGGTGATGATCAAGATGGTTTGATGTGGAATATGAATTTGATGTATATGGATATGCCAAATAGCATCAATCCCCAGACATATAGTGTCGGTGCATCTGCATCTTGGAGTGGTGGTACAAGAAATCTCTACATTAACGATAGAGATGGTAATGATATGAGATCAATCAGCACCTTGATGGCAATGGAAATTAGAGGTTAATATGTTTTCTGATGATGTGAAAGCAGAGGCGATCCGTCGCCTCTCTGATGGTAAAGACTTTATTATGACTGATGGTGATATGAGCACTATTATGTTTCCTCATGATCCAGAGTTTCCCAGTATTTCTGTTGCTAGATTAGAAGCAATGTGCGAGGAAGTGCAAAGGGAATGGGATATTAGAGATAGGTTTGCACCTCCGCCTAAACCAACTCTTGAAGAGCAACTTGAGTTGTTATGGCATGATTTGAATAATAATTCACTCAACAAAGGTGGATCATTCTTCAATACAATGAAACAATACCTTGATAAATAAGACAGGAGTAATAGTCTAACCAAATGGCACAGTTAAATGTAAATGCTATTAAAGATTTAAGTGGTGTGGGTGGTTTTACGCTCTCCTCTGGGGGTGTTACTGCTAACGGCACTTTAACTGTGACTGACCTAGTGGTTGATGGCACTATTAGTGGATCTTCTGGATTTCTGATTCCTAATCCATCTGGAAATAGTGGCAAGTTTTTAACTAACAACGGTTCCACAACTCAGTGGGGTACTCTTAACACCCAGACTGGTGTTAGATCCATGCAGGTGTGGACATCTAACGGCACTTGGAGTAAACCCAGTGGTGTAAGAACTATTATGGTAACCGTAACTGGCGGTGGCGGCGGTGGATCTGGACACTGTGAATCTGGTGGTGCTGGTGGTACTGCACAGAGACAGGTGGATGTTACTAACGTCTCATCAGTTACTGTTACTGTAGGCACTCCTGGTGGTGGCACAAACTACTCTGGATGTGGGGGTGGTGGAAATACCTCATCCTTTGGATCATACTGTAGTGCATCTGGTGGATATGGTGCTAACTGTAGACAGCAGCACGCTGGAGGCATCGGAGGCAATGGATCTGGTGGTAGTTTGAATATCTACGGCGGTGGTGGTAATGGTCATGGATCTCACCACTCCTATGGCACTCATGCTGGTGGAGTTTCATACTGGGGTGGGTCACAACCTTCATCACACAACCAGTCAAATTATTCACACAGGCACCAATCACATGCTGCTTGGGGTGCTGGTGGTAATGGTTCTCAGCATGGTAACCGTGGTGCTAGAGGACGTGAAGGTGTTGTGGTTGTCCACGAGTTTTTCGGTTGATAAATAACTAAAAAGAAACTGCTATGTCACAGTTAAAAGTAGCATCTATTAGGGATCTTACCGACTCGGCGGGTTTTCAATTCTCGGGCGGTGGTATCACTGTAAGCACTACTCTCACTATATCTAATGTTATTATTAACGGTCAGATTCAGGGTCAGTCTGCATATGTAATTCCCCCACAAGCAGGTAACTCTGGAAAGATTTTGGCATCAACAGGTGGTGGTCTGGAATGGCAGACTGCAACTGTTGGTAGTGGCATTAGATCCATGCAGGTGTGGACATCTAACGGCACTTGGAATAGACCTACTGGATGTAAATCTATCATCGTAACTGTTGTTGGTGCTGGCGGCGGCGGATCGGGTTTTGCTGAATCTGGCGGCGCTGGTGGTATGGCAGAGCGTGTTGTGGATGTTACTAATGTTTCATCCGTTGGTGTTACTGTAGGAAATCCTGGTGGTGGCACAAACTACTCTGGATGTGGGGGTAATGGTAACACTTCATCGTTTGGTAGTTATTGCTCTGCATCTGGTGGATATGGTGCTAACTGTCGCTCACAACACGCTGGAGGCATTGGTGGCAATGGATCTGGTGGTAGTGTAAATGTGTATGGTGGTGGTGGATGTGGACATGGTTCATATCACATCTATGGTAATCACTCTGCTGGATGTAGTTACATGGGTGGATCCCAACCTTCATCACACAACCAGAGAAACTATGCACACAATCACCAATCTCATTGCGCTTGGGGTGCTGGAGGCAATGGTGCTCGTGAAGGCAACAGAGGTGCTAGAGGACGTGAAGGTGTAGTTGTTGTCCAAGAGTTTTTCGGTTGATAAATACATCTAAGAAGGAAGTGTCCAATGAGCGTTCTTAAAGTAGCATCTATTAAAGACTTAGCAGGTATTGGTGGTTTCACTCTCTCTGGTGGATCCATCACTGTTAGTGGCACTTTGAAGGTGAATAATCTTTCGATTAACGGATCTATCTCAGGTTCTTCCAACTATATCATTCCATCTCTCCAGAGTGGAAAATATCTGTCTACCAATGGTACGAATCTCCAATGGGTTGATGTCAGCACAACCACAGGGTTTCGCTCTATGCAGGTGTGGACATCTAACGGCACTTGGAGTAGACCTAGTAACGTTAAATCTATTCGCGTCCAAGTAGTTGGTGCTGGTGGTGGTGGATCAGGTTTCTGTGAATCTGGTGGTGCTGGTGGTATGTCAGAGCGTATGCTCGATGTTACCAACGTCTCATCAGTCACTGTTACTGTAGGAAATCCTGGTGGTGGCACAAACTACTCTGGATGTGGGGGTGGTGGAAATACATCGTCATTTGGCAGTTATTGCTCAGCATCTGGCGGATATGGTGCTAACTGTAGACAGCAGCACGCTGGAGGCATTGGTGGCAATGGATCTGGTGGTACTCTAAATGTATATGGTGGTGGCGGTAATGGTCACGGATCATATCACTCATATGGAAATCACACCGCAGGTGCATCATATATGGGTGGCACGCAACCTTCATCGTATAACCAAAGAAACTATGCACACAATCACCAATCTCACGCCGCTTGGGGTGCTGGAGGTAACGGTGCTCGTGAAGGTAACAGAGGTGCTAGAGGACGTGAAGGCGTCGTAGTTGTTTATGAATACTACGGTTAATATAAATAACAACGAAGGAGTTTAATCTATCATGGCAAAAGTAGCAATTTGCAGTAAGACAACAGGACAACTATCAGACATCTGTGATGAGGCAGATAAGTTTGAGATCTATGAAGGTCCTGATGCTGAAATGAAGTGGGTATCAGTGCCTGATGACTGCACATACGAACATGTGATGGTAAATGGTGTAGTTATCCATCACAGTGAGCAAGAAGATCTGAGACGAAGTGCTGTTGTTGATCGAGAATTGGCATATGGTCCTATTGGTGAGCAATTAGATATGCAGTATAAAGATTCTCTTGATGGTGGCACTCGCTGGAGAGATCATATTGCAGCAGTAAAAGCAAGCACAACTTCACCCACATCTATTCCTGAGTTTGTGGAAGATCCTAAGAAAGTGCAACTTGACGGAAGAGCAGCGTGGGATCCTTGGGTTGACAACTGGGTGCCACCTGGCGTATAATAACAAAATAGTAAAGCATACATAGAGGTGAGTAAACACCTCTATTTTTTTAGTATGAAAGTAGAAAGTATTTGTATTGTTGGCGGCGGTAGTAGTGGATGGATGGCAGCAGCACTGCTGTCCAAAACATTTCCAGACATGGAGATCGCTCTGATTGAGTCTGAACGAGTGCCAACGATCGGTGTGGGTGAATCTACACTAGGACACTTCAATCGATTCCTCAGACGATTAGATTTGAAGGATTCTGATTGGATGCCTGCATGTAATGCAACTTATAAAACTTCCATTGCATTTAAGGATTTTAGAGAGGGGAAGGGAGAGAGATTCCAGTATCCTTTCGGTCACTTTGACATGATCGATTACAGGGATGCTCTGTTGAGATTCTTTGAATTGCAGTGTCAATTTGGATATGAATTATATCCACCCGAAGAATTTGCCCGCTTTGCCAATCTCAATACATTCTTGGCAGATGAATGTAGAATTGCTAAAGAGATTCCTGGATCTACATTTAATTTCGATAACGATACTGCATATCATTTGGATGCAGCATTGTTTGGAGAATATCTAAGAGACAACATTGCAGTACCCAATGGTGTTGTGCATCTCAAGGGTGATATTGAGAATGTAATTAAGAGACCTGATGGGTATATTGATTCTATTGTAACCTCTGATGGGGGAATTGTATCCGCAGATCTATTCTTAGATTGCACAGGATTCAAGTCATTACTACTTGAGCAGCACATGGGTGTTGAGTTTGAGTCATTCAATCACATGCTCTTTAATGATAGAGCAATGGCAACACGCATCCCATATGTTAATAGGCAGGAGGATATGGAAACATATACTGACTGTGTTGCTTTGAGTAGTGGATGGGTCTGGAATATCCCACTGTGGCATCGTATTGGCACAGGATATGTTTATAGCAGCAAACATATTTCAGATCATGATGCTGAGATTGAGTTTAGAAAATACCTATCGGGAAGATTTTCGCCCGAAATTGCCCGAAGTGCCGACGTATTCCCGATCAGGATTAAACACGGTAAGCACAAAGTTGCATGGGAAAAGAATGTAGTTGGTGTTGGATTGTCATTTGGTTTCCTAGAACCATTGGAATCTACAGGACTGATGACAACTCATGAGAATCTAATTTATCTGTGCGATACTCTGTCGCGACGCCAAGGTCATGTTTTGAGGTTTGATACAGACTCATATAATTGGATTACCGATAATATGATAGAGTCAATGAAAAACTTCATTGCACTTCATTATGCATTGAGTATGCGTGAAGATACACCATACTGGAGAGATTGCACAAGTAAGATCACATTCCCACTACCGAAAGATGCATTTCCGTCAACAATCAATGCATATAATGATGTATTTAATCTCTTAGATGGTATTGAGAATGCATTCTATGATTCTGCTAAACTTCAGGGATCTATATACATTGCTGCGGGTCAAGGATTTCGACCTATCAATGAAACATTCTACATGGAGAAGGCAAAATACGATGTTGATAGTCGTCTAGACATTGTAAAAGAAATCCATGATAAATGGCAACTTGATCGACAAGTTGTGTTAGAATGGGCAAGCAGACAAAACACGCATTACGAATACCTACTGAAGTTTATCTATGGCACTGATGAATATATTCAAGAAGAAGAAACCGTGGATTAGATTCTATTCGGTAGATCCTGGAGTTGCAGATCTGCATCCTTGGTTTCCTGCAAGGAAATTACATCGTAAATGGAGGACTGATGCTATCAAACAGCAGAATGATCCTTCAAAACGTTGCCCATATCTTCGTGTAAAGAAATTGTGGGAAAGAGTGCAGAATGAAATGCATGGTAGAGATGGCACACCAGAAATATATTCTCATGCTGTTACATGCCCAGCATTGACAGGTTTGATGGATAGTGGATACGTTTTGCCTGCACCTGCCGACTTTATTATCAAGACTGATGGCACTGGTGTCAACTTTGAGTGGGCATCTCAGATGCTATTCAATAACAATCAGAGATATGTTAAGGCACATATTCCACAGCAGACTGAAGGTATGCGTGATCTTGTAGATCAAACAAAGGATGTGCTCGATTGGACAGTCAAACTAGAATTGCCTTGGCGTGTGCAAGCACATCCAGATGTAGTGTTTATTCAAATGCCTATCCCATATTGGGATGAGGATAGATTTACACCACCCATAGGTATTGTTGATCCATCTTATTCTTATGAGATCAATCTTCAACTCTTTTGGCATAAGATTGAAGCAGGAGAATATCTGGTCAAAGCAGGCACACCGCTGTGTCAATGGGTGCCTGTGCATCGTGATTTCTTAAAGATGCAGGGGTGGAATGTTGTAGTTGAGACTGCAAATGAGTATGATCTTGAGAATAACAACATCATGGAATATCAAAGATTCAAAAACTTTATGGAGATGGAAACTCTAAAAGAAAGAATCAAGACACATAAAGTGATTCTTGCGCTAAATAAAAACATCAAGAGGTTTATGTAACTATGTCTGAGCAAACTGTAACTGAAGTGAACATTGCCGAGGTGGCAGGTGTTGCCACTGAAGAAGAAAAAAGAGTTATTGAAAAAGAAAATGAGATTGAAGGTCTCATTACATTTGACCAACTTGTCATGAATTTCTTGCAGCAGCATGAAGATACTAAACAAGAGTATTGGAAACTGCAAGAAGCACTTGATAACATGCATTATACTTCCACGATCACAAAGATTTCACTGGAAGAATTGCAGTTGAAGAAAGATCACCTCAACAAACTTACTGGTGCAATCGAAGCATTGTATCTGTATAAAAAGCATGTTGATCCTAATGTGACTGACAAGGAGTTTGAATTTAGTGAAGACTGAATTGTTATTCCCCACACCACTTTGGATTGAAGAAGAGTGTGGGGTTGATAGAGATAAACTAAAGCAGTTTATCTCTCTTGTTAGACAAGAAGATCCTGAAGGTAGAGTTGCCACCAACTATGGGGGATGGCAATCTCACGACTTCATTGATAGTGTAATGCTCAATAATCCTCTGAGAGAGATTCGCGACAAGATACTGCAAATTGCTTATCTTGCTTGTGATGAATGGGGATTTCAGGACTATACGTTGAAGATCACAAATCTGTGGTTGAATGTTAATGGCAAGGGGCATTATAATAATCTTCACACACATGCTGGGTCAGTATTGTCTGGAGTTTATTATGTTGATGTCCCATCATGTTGCTCAGGTCATATCAACTTTCATAATAGATTTGAAGACATGATGCTCAAAGAATCTTGGGGTTGTGATGCTAATTTTAACAAGTATCAGAATGAGCATTATAATCGCACTGATTACTTCATGGATCCTAAGGATGATATGATGATCTTATTTCCGTCTTGGTTGCAGCATAGTGTGAGCAAAAGTGCCAGTGATGATGATAGGATCTCTCTATCATTCAATATAATTCCTTTCTCAAATTACTATCGTGAAATATATCCAAGTAGATAATGTTATCGGTCAGTCATATCTGAATAGACTTACCGATCTTGTATCTGGAATGAATGGATTCCCATGGTTTTTCCTATCCGAAGATGTTGCATATAGCACAAAGGGATATGAGTTTGGTGAGCATAGATTGTTAGATATGAAACCAGAAGAAAAGACAGTGGGATTCACTCACTTACTTCTGGATCAGGGAGGTATTGAGAGTCCATATTTGCCAGCATTTCAACCTCTATTGGATAACATTCAAGATGCGATGTCTCACCCCGTAACATTCTTTAGGGTGAGACTTGCATTGCAATTAAATAACGGCATTGATCACCATAATGGTGCCCACACTGATAGTGAGGAGGATCATTATGCTGCTCTATTTTATTTTCATGACTCTTCAGGTGATACAGTATTCTTTGATCAGTATGATGATCCTGAGAGTGGCACTGTAGATGAGAGATGGTTTAGGGCACGTACACAAGAATATACAGTTAAGCATAGAGTAACACCACAAGCAAATAAATTATTTGTATTTGATGGACATCAGTTTCATTCATCATCGAATCCAGTTACTAATCCATATCGTGTGATTCTTAATCTTAATTTCAAATCAGACTATGATCTCTTCGACTCTGACAAAACTGTTATCATCTAAAGATTGGTTTCTTGATGATTCTCCACAGCATTTTCCTGGCATTTGTGATAATCCCGAAGAGTTTGTATCATGGAAAGAAGTAGAGTATTGTCTTAACAATCCTCATTTCTATGATATACAATTCATTGATAAAAAGACCAATGACTATATTTCATTCCCAATGTATGATCGTGTCTGGTCACCACCAACACCCGAAGTTGAGGACATTTGTAATGCTTTCAAAGCAGGACACGCTTGCATCATCAATAACTTTGAATGGATCAAAGGTAAGCAAGAATTATTGAATGAGATTGAGTGTATATTTACAAACATCACAGCAGCATTTCATGTGTATTGTGGTTTAGAAAACTCTAAGTCTTTCCCTATTCATAGAGATCACGCACACAACTTCATTCTACAAGTTGATGGTGAGACACATTGGAAAGTCTATAATAATAGACAATCAGAGTTGATTAGTGCTGATGTAGATCCAAAAGAAAGTGATCTTGATTGTGTCATTGATGTGATGCTACAACCAGGAGATATGTTATTCATACCTGAGAGATGTTATCATCAAGCACAACCAAAACAGAAGAGGTTGTCTATAAGTATTCCTATGATGTCAGTGCCATCAATACAACGTCCCAAGAGAAAGTATTATGAAATCAATTAACCCATTCCCCTATGTGTTTAAGAGTAAGTTTGATTTCAAGTTTAATACAATCAAAGATAAAGTTGATGGGCATTTGCTAGCAGCAAGGCAGACGATCGAAGAGAATAATTATGACACCCATGAGAAAGGTGGTGGCACAACAAGTGTAGTCATCAATAGAGTCCTTCCACCTCATGCATGGGATGAGTTTGAAGAGTTTAGACCATGGTTATTTGATAAGGTTAATGATGTTTGGGAGACGTGGAGACTTGCTCCCATGAATAAGAATCTATCCGAATCGTGGATCAATGTGCATCCACCAGGAGCATGGACAGCAGAGCATCATCATCAAAATGTCACCGTTGCTGTTGCTGCATACTTGCATGTTCCAAAGAATAGTGGTAGATTCATGATCAAGAATCCTCTCAGTATATACAAATTGGGAGAACCACTTAACTATCATTATTATGATGACGGACACGAATGGTGTCCAATCAGTGTAGAAACTGGAGATGTATTATTCTTCCCAGGGTGGTTGACTCACAAGACAGAAGTCAATAATAGTAATAAGGATAGATATGTTATGTCCCTCAACATTATGGGTAACTTTGTAAATGACAATCCAAGTATTCAATACTAATCTAGTAACTCAGGAGTTGGCGGAAGAGATCATTCAACTGCCATACAAATGCAGTCGCACTGATGCTCCCCCAACCGTAGATAATCCTAATGTTGAGTGGGCAGGAATGTATTGGACACATCAGTTACATAACTTCTGTCCCATTGAAGATCCTGATTACTTTCAAAATGCAGGATTGGCAGCAAGTAATAATAATTTGTGGCAAGATATTCTGACCTATCTTGAAGCGGTGGTGCCCGAGATGCCCCCTCGTGACCACTGCTATTCTGCATATATCAATGTGCTCAGATATGGCAATTCTCCTGGTATTCATGTTGATGCACCATTCAATGTGGCACAGAATAAAACTGTATTAGTTTATATGAATCCAGTTTGGCATCCTGAATGGGGTGGGGAAACTATTTTCTTTGATGATGATCTAGATGCAAAGTGTATTGTGCAACCTAGACCTGGACGTGTTGTAATGTTTGATGGTCGTATTCCACACACAGGTAGACCACCAGGACCAAAGTTTATGTTTAATAGATATGTCTTAGCATATAAGTATATGGATCCTGATGTAAGACAGTCTCTGTTTGTTGACTATGAAATGAATGAAACTCCACCACCAGAAGATCGTGGTATTGCAGGTTTTGATACCAAGACAGTTAAGGAAATATGGAGAAACATTGCGCTCTCTTGAAACTCCGTTATCATTAAATAGTAATGACAACTCCGTAGGAGATTGGGGACTATGTTACTGACAAGCGCAATCCTCGACCGAGAGGAAAAAAACCTACTGAGAAGAGCACTTTTTGTATATCAAAAAGACTGCTACAATCGTTATGGCGAAATGCCTGAAGATCAGCGACAGTTGCTTGGTGAAATTGCAGACAAATTGCATCTACGTTAATATGGAAATACTCCCGTTATTCTCTACTCCGTTATACATTGATTATTGTGATATAGATGACGGTTGTATTATCAATGCAGAAAACACACAGTTTGTAAATCCATGTGGTGATGATCCTACCTATGGCAACAATGGTAGTATCAGCACAAATACAAGATGGTTAGAAACTGTGCCCAACTTGAAGAGAGTTGTTGAGGCACACCTCAGCGACTATGTGTTTGGAATACTAGGAGCGAGTAGAGAATCGGTTTATCTTGATCATCAATCATCCTGGGTTAATCTACACCTAGAGGGAGATCGTGCCGCCTCACATGTGCATGTCAACAGCATGTTTAGTGGGGTGGTATATCTCTCTGTTCCAGAAGATAGTGGTGACATTATATTCAGCATCCCATCAATGTTTCCCACATATGCAACAAGCACAGTCAACTTAGATATTGTTGATCCAAATATCTACAACATGAGGGAGTTTCCTATCACACCAGAGAAAGGAATGATCCTTATCTTTCCCTCACACATACCACATTATGTAACAGCAAGTGCATCAAAGATTCATAGATACAGTGTTGCTTTCAACTACTTTGTTAAAGGCACAGTCGGATCAATGGAATCGAGGTTGACAATATGACCATCCCGCTGCTAATCTCTGAGAGCATCCCCTTGGAGGTCAAGAAGATCTTGCAAACTCTAGAGATTGGTCAGCGTGCTCGCTATAAAGAAACTGAAGGATTCATCAGTTTCATATGTGATGACTATATTTGCATTTGCTTCAAAGAGAAGGAATTGCCAGTAGGATCTGCTCGTAAGTATGAGCAATGTAATCTCTTAGTGTTTAGTGAATACTGGGATGATCTGGAGGTTGATGATAGTCATATGCACGATGTTGTGCTATATAAGGGTAAAGTGAATGATCACCCTGGCAATGAGATGCTCCCCCATGCGGTGACCCGCATCCCTGTGCCAGTTGCATAAACTGTCCACCATCTTGACGGCACCCCTCGTTTGCGTGTATATTAAAAGGGTCAAAGCAACGCAATCCAATGACCACCAACGCCAACCTCGCTGACGCCCTCTACCGTATGGTCCCCAGTGCCCTCGCACTGACCACCCAGCGCCTCCAGAAGGGTCTTAGCATCATGTCTGGCGGTCGTTTCACCGATCTCGATGAGTATTTCGGTGAAACTACTGTTGATAAGACCAAACTCCTCGCTAATGTCTTCAACCCTGCATTGCAGGATGTTGCTGAGAATTGTGGTGTTGACTACATCACTGAGGAGACTACAGGTTATGATGCTATTCTTCTCAACGAGAAGTTGGAGAATAAACTGACTCTGACCAAGAGCACATCTTCCTTTGCTACTGGTAACAACCACAGCAAGACTAAGGTTGATAAAGTCTTCGTTGTCAAAGCATCTCAGGTGGGTAACATCTTCCCCTCTGTATTTGCTGCTATTGTTGATCTCTCCCTCGCCACTAATCCTAAGACTGGTTGGGATGACAAAGTGAGTGAGACTGGCAACAATAACAACGGATTCTCTACTCTTCGTGTCCACAATGATGATCTGCACTGCATCACTGTGATCTATGGTAAAGTGCGTAAGACCCAGAAGTTTGTCCACACCGTCTATGAAACTCTCGCTGAATGATACTCACCTCATGAATTGCATCGAAGGGATGCAACTCATGGATGAAGAGTCTGTGGATCTGGTTGTTACTTCTCCACCATACGATGACCTTCGCACATACAATGACAGCAGCAAGTGGGACTTCAATGTCTTCAAAGATGTTGCTGCTGGTATCACTCGGGTGCTCAAACCTGGCGGTGTTATTATGTGGAATGTCAATGATTCAACGGTAAAGGGTAGTGAAACTGGTAGTAGTTTTCGTCAGTGCCTTCACTTTATGGATGCTCATGGTCTCAGGTTACATGATACTATGATCTATGAAAAGACAGGCACAGCATTTGCATCTGGTCCTCAGAGTGTGAGATATACTCAGATCTTTGAGTATTGTTTTATCCTGTCCAAGGGCAAACCCAAGACAGTTAATCTCATTCAAGACAAGAAAAATGCATGGGCAGGTTATACTTCCTTCGGAAACGCCAAAACCAGGCGTAAGGATGGGTCAATGCACGACCCAGGACGAAAGTCCAAAGAAATCCGAGAGTATGGCGTAAGGACCAACATTTGGAAGATTAAGAATAGCGGAGGGTTTGGACAATCCTCTAAAGCATCATACAAGCACCCTGCAACGATGCCAGAAGAGTTAGCAAGGGGGCATATTATCACCTGGAGTGATAAGAATGACCTCGTGCTTGATCCTTTCATGGGTGCTGGCACCACCGCCCAGGTCTGCCTAGAAGAGCATCGTAATTTTATCGGGTTTGAGATTGATCCTACCTATCACCAAATGTGTGTGGATCGAGTAAAACCTTTCACTGACAACCTTCTCACTCGTTTATCATGACAATCACCACAACTCTACCCTTTGAGATCACTGAAGAGAAAACTGTAGGCATCTATCAACTGAATAGAGATCATGCCCAGTATATTCTCGATTTCCACAACAATGACAATAGAAAACTATGCAAGAAACAGGTCAATGATCTGTATCAAGGCATCAAACAGAATGGATGGTTATATGATGGTCAACCCATCACATTCAACAAAAAAGGTAATCTAACTGAGGGACAACATCGCCTCAATGCTATTGCTAAATGGCATGATCATGAGACCACATTTGATGTGATTGTCGCGACAGGTATTGCCCTTGATTGCTTCTCCAACTGCGTGATTGCTAAACCCAGGCGAGCATGTGATGAGATCCAACGTAAGGATAAGACTGCACTTGCCAGTGAAGTTGCTATTCTTGGTGATCTATTGCGTCGCCGTCGTGGTGACAAACTCACCATCAATAATGCTATTCGACAGTGGGAATTGTGGTCTGATGATATTCGTGAGGGTGTAGACCTGATTGATACCTTCCTCACAAATACTGAGAAGTTTTCATCTCAGTCTAAAGTGTTGGGTGCTTGGGCAACACTTGCTTGCTCTGCTAAGTTACAACAACCAGCAGCAACTTTGCTTGAGTTGCTTGAGGAAGAGATTGTCAACGTTGACTCCACTTGTCGCCTCACATCTGATATAATTAACTACTGGAATACCAATGCGATTGACATGAGTAATGAAGGTCGCCTCACGTTATTCTATCAACTGCTGTGTATTGGTCTTGATCGTATTATCTCCAATGAAGATGGTAAGATTGAGTTGAATGTCACAGTTGCTGACATGCACCACGATAGACTTAAGAATCGTGGTTGTTATCGTAAGTTTCTAGCATTATGTTGAGAGGCAAAGCACAAGTAACACCCAAGACTGAGAAGGCACAGGAAATCTATGCTAATTATCTCAACAGCAAACCTATTGTAACTGTTGAGCATAAGAGAGAAGATCGCTGGTTCTTTTCATCACCAGATAATCCTGACTTCTGGTTTTGGGTGGATGTGCCATACGATAATGATTGGAGTTTCTACGAAATAAAATGACTATTCCCTACTATATTGAGGAACATCTCACATGGAAACGGGTGCAGGTTCCCTATGATATTGTCCAGTATTGTGATGCTTTCAATCCACTCGTAGATCGTGAAGATCTAGAATATGTTGACTGTGTGTGGATGCATATGGGATACTATGGTGTGCCCAAACATGTCATGAAAGCAGTAAGACAAGAGTGGGATCCAAACGTTATACCAGTATTTGAATGAAATACTTCACACGCACATCAGATGCACCATATGATCGCCATTGGTATAAAGTATGGTGCATAGATAACTCAGTTAAGGTGTTACATAGTTACGAAGAAGTTTATGATGCTTGGTGGAACTTCAAAGAATACATTTCTCATGTGGAGGTAATCGATGCAAGACGTAAAGGTGGAAAAGGTTTCTAGTGAAGATTCTCTGAAAGTTTCAGAGAATGATGATGGAACATTTGTGATTGAATGGGATCCAAATGACCCACGATATGCTATCTTTAATGATATGACAGAAGAGCAAATTACTGAGTTGATTATTCAAGGATTGCGAGAAAGAGTTGAGGGGTTTGGTGATGACTAAAGAGGCAGATGCAGCAGCAGATGCTTTCAAACGTCTGCAACAAAAGGTGGAAGAGATTAACACCAAGACAATGGATGGTGATGAGTTAGCAGACAACTTCATGGCAAGATTGAATGCATCAGAGGAAATTGCAAAGATATTAAATGACGCAAGAGAAGCACAACGACGTAACGGTAGTTGATAATTACTTCCCAGATTGGATGGTTGAGAAGATAGCAAACTACATCTCAACCTTTCCTGTCACATATACAAACTCATCTGAGTTTGATTACACTAACACCAGATTCTTTGGCAACATGCTGATAGATATGGATCGATGGGTTGTGCCAATGGAGAAGTTTTGGTTTGTTGACTATTTTAATCTATGCATGATCAATGATCTGCTAAAAGAATATAATATAGAGCACTGCCGTAGGATGCTTCTCAATGCTCAAGTCCCAGGACTCGGTGGATGTAATCATCAAGATGATTCAGAGACTGATGATAATCTATCTGTGATCTACCATGCATGTGGTAACTCAGGTGATACTGTATTTGTTACACCTGAGGGAGAAGAGACGCAGAGAGTATCATTTAAGGAAGGGAGAATTGTTATATTTAATTCTAGACTGTGGCACCGTGGCGACGCACCCGATCAGGGTCTTAGGATGAGTCTAGGATGCATGTACCCCCTTGTGCCAGTCGTAGGACTGCACAATCCCTGGTGACAGGGCACCGAACTCGTGTATTCTATAAGGGTCAAAGCAACGCACCCCATGGCGATCACCAAGGCACAAGCACTCCAACAGTTTCGCTACAACTGGAAAGTAGAAACCAAGGGCACGAAATGGGCAGCAGATGCTGTTGCTAAGCGTGAGTCCTGGAATAACTTCACTGATGCACTTTGCAAGGAAGGTTACATCACCGAATCACAATACGATCGCTGGTCTAATCCTTTCTGATCCTGCAAAACACACATCAAACTCTCCTCTTTTCCTACAATGACTGACTTCATCTGCGTCTACTTTGGTCACGACAGCAACAACCCTAGCAAGTGGTGGAATATCAATGCCAAGGGATTTGCATCCAAGCGAGCAGCAGAATCCCATGGTAAGTTTATGATGCCAACCGCAGGTGTGTTTGGTTTCGCTGTCATTGAAGAAACTGAAGATTGCTGGGAAGTTGTTGATGACTGCAGCATGTTGCCTCCCAATGTGTCTGTCGGTTGCACCTACGATCGTGGGATTGTTTATTCTGTGCAACCTGCACCCGCCCTTGTGACAGTCGGTTAAACTGTCCACCAGAGGCACCCAGACGCCTCTCCATGCCCTTATAATTGATTCATCGACACACACCCCTCGATCACATGCAACTCACAGCACAAGGCGGCAACATGGTTGTTGACTTCTATCCCGTCAAGTATGCTGACAATACTGTTAGCGATCGACTCATGCTTAAGATTGTTACTTTCATGGGATCTGGTCAGTCTAAGCGTTACATCACCAAGAAAGATTTCCAGCGTGAGGTAGACTCTCGCATCAATGCTTACAACTACGAGGTGACTGACATGCACGACATTCCTCAACTCTTCAACAGCGCACTTGCTTGCTGCTGCTGATACTCTGACCACACACATCCAACCACATTCTTCACAACAATCATGGGCATCCTTTCTGAAGAGCAACTGATCACCTTCAAAGAAAACTATGCTAATATGATTATCGATCGTGCAGATCTTGATAGTCTGATGCAAATGTGCTTTGACATGCTGATGGATTCTTATCACAATATCTCTGAAGATGAGATTGTTGATGAGATCCTAGATCTGTATGATGAGGAGACTTTGAGTGATCTCATGCCTGTGAAATCAGCATCTCAGTATCAACGTGACCTCTACAATGAGGTGATTGAGTATCAACGCCACGGTGGCGATCTCTGATCTAAACTAACACAAACAAACACACACATCACACAACCATGGACATCCGTTTAGAGCAAGACTACGCTATCGACAACATGAGCGATTCTCTGTGGCAAGCATTGCAATCTGCTGCTGAATCTGATAATATCGGCAATGCAAAGGCAATTCATGATGAGTGGATTGTTGATGGTCAAGATCCTGAAGATGGCGGTTATGAGTTCATCTTCCTTCCCAACTTTACCCTTGAGGTGTGATGACAAAACAAACCAAACTTATCCTCGCATTGCAACAATTAGACAATCTTGAGCAACTCACTTCTGACTTCGATTACAGAGATTATCTGTATTCTAAGATCGCAAAGATGCGTTGCGAATTGAAGCGTCAACTCACCAACATTACTGCAGAAGTTATCTGCGACGTTTGACATGATTAGTGCAGGTTTTGCTATCATCGGTTTCGCCTTAGGTTATAAGTTTGGTTTTTTCTACGGTTTCAGGTGCGGGCGTGACGATCAGGCGGTGCTCGCTGAAATTATCAAAAAAGAGCGTTTTGAGGCAAGTCGTAGCAAGGGATCTCAGGTGCGAGACCCGTGGGACTGACCCGATACCTGCCACCAGCAGCAAACCTAGATCAGTGTGCCAATCGAATCTCCGCACACTGATCCCCTGGAATCGCCCGATCCCGTGCTTATAATGGTTGCATACCAAACAAAGCACATGACTCACCTCCCTACCTACTCCACCACTGGCAAGCGTATCATGAAAGACACCGAAACTGGCAAGTACTTTGTC